ATTCCATCGATTTTATATTCAACTATTTTCATGTATAGGGGATAATTCTCGAGAGCTCTATCACAGATATTTTCAAAATCGTAAATTAAATACCATGTATCACTTTCAAAATTACCCTAACTATCTTGTTTTAGCCTCGAATAATTACAAAGAATCGCTGAACAGACTTTTGGGTCTATTAAGGTAATACCTTTTCCAATGGCACGTCCATTGCTATCAATTGTAATTTCTCCATCAAGTGGAATAAAGTTTTTTGAAGAGCGAACTGCTTGAGTAAAAACAATTGGTCTTCTATACGCATTTCTTATAACATACTAATCTTTACGCAGCTCTATCAAGGTCTTTTTTATAACATAAGCATCACGACCTGTAGCTGTTTGCATTTTATGTTCCCAATATTCAATGGATTCTTTTAACTATTTTAAACAAGGAATTTCTTCTCTATCTTGTGCTGTTATCGGCTTTATTTTAGGCTAAAAAATCTAATTCTTATCTTCGGTCATTATTCCATATATACCATCTTCGCCATTTTCAAACTGGGAAACAAGTCCTTCAAAAGAAGTTTCACGCTTATTAATAGTTACTAATCGATTATCTGTTAAAATTTTGCGTTCTTTTTTTTCTTGTTTCTCCATACAAAGAATCAAATAATCAGCTAATACTTCTAAATAACCAGGTTTAAGAGCATCATCTTCTTCACGAGGTTCATCTAAAATCTATTGAACTAATTGATTGCGTTCTTCTGGAGTTTCTAAAGAGTAGTCAAGTTTTATCATTCTTTACCTCCAGGTTATTTGTTTCTTTACACGAACATTATATCAGATTTTTTCCAGATTGTCAAATTTTTCGTAAAATTGACAAATTAGAAATTTTTTATTATAATAAAATTATTAAATAATATAAGGAGAATATTATGGGAGAATTTATTAGGCGTTTGGGCAAATCAGTTCAAAGGCTATGGAATAAAATTTTTGGCAAGAAAAAGCAATATAACACAGAGGCGAATGGACTGTGGAAGAATCATTTATCAGATGGTATTCTCTATATAAATGGTGAACCTATTGGAGAAGTAAAAGAAATATAGAATCTTAATTCTAATTTTAAACAATTAGATGAACAAGTAAAAATTTTGCAAAACACAATTAATAAAGATTTTGAATTAGTGTTTGATTCAAGTACAGGTAAAAATGAATTAGAAAAATTCGTCAATATGGTCTATCCAATTCTGCCCAAGCACTATTGGTGTAAAACGCTCATTCTCACCATAGCCGCAAATCAGCCATACGAATATCAAAGCATGGACATATCGCAATTAGAGGAACGTGGCATCGCACACTATGTAATCGGACGCACTATTGGATTCCAAGAGATAGAGGAAGAGTATAGGCGGGAAAAAGCTAGGCTCCAAGAGAAAGAAAATGAGGATGGAATAGAATGGTTGCGGGAAGGCGCTGAATCCGGTCTATGCAGCATGATTTATGGCCCAACTCATTTATATTATTATGAGGAATTAGGATATTGGGATTTTGATTGAGGGAGACGGGAATCGGAAATTACGCGCAGAAAAAAGATTAGGATTTGGGGAGAGAGAAAAATTATTTTCGTGTTCCCGAATTCAAAATTGATTTGGGGAGAATTTTTACCAGACAGGAAAGATTAACGAACATTTGTTTTTCTTTTTCCCGGAAGGGTCCCCCGGGTATGTACATTTGTCCACTGTACAAAAACACACCCACCCCCCCCTTTTCCTTTGGTCCAATAAAACGGACCAAATAAAAAAAGTGATTTTTTTTGAAAAAAAGGTATTGACAAATAAAAAACTATCGGTTACAATGGTATCAGATTCAAGGGCACAACAAAATTTTTTGAAAGAGGTTTTTAATTATGTTTACTATCACCTACAAGAAAGCGCACAATCCTAACAGCACGAATTTCCAAAACGAAGCAAGAAACAAAGCAAGCCGTATTTTTGCGGACAAGGACAGCGCACAGGCTTTTGCCCAAACTGTTGAAGTTATTGCAATTTATGATTGCAAGGGCAATAAAGTAAAGTGGTAAAGGGGGAACAATCATGCATTATGAACTGCACACCACAGGTACAGGAACTTTCCTTTTTAATGTGGTAGACGATACCACAAAGCGCACATTGGCAAGTTATACCATTGTAGACCATTCCACAGAGCAAGGGTGTATGTATGTGGTATATCCTATGTTTGAGGAACACAAGGCAATGCGTTGCGATACCTTGACACAGGCGCAAGAAATTGCCAAGGCTGACTATATGGCAAGGGCTTAAAGCCCTTGCCCAGTAAATACAAGGGGGATTCAATTATGTATAAGGTCATAAGCATTACAAGACTAGGCGAACCTATGAAACTTGATAACCTTGAAATTATCCATACTGACAAGGATAGTGTTTTTGCCAAACCCAAAGGATACGGCAATTGTTTTATGAAATGCTATAGCAAAGCCGACGGCTATACTGTTATCACTGAAAAGGTAGAGGCTTAAGCCTCTACCACCATATAACAAGGGGGATTATATTATGTTAACTTTTACCACTCACGACGAACGCCACTATAACGCAATCGGTGTATACGGCACTCATTACACCATAGTCAAAGAAGATGGTTATTTTTATCCCGAGCATGACAATACTGAATACGACAATCTTGCCGACGCTGTCGCCCATTGCAATCTATGTGAAGAGTGCGAGTGCATGACTGTTGAACTTGTGACCAAGGGACTGAAAGCCTATTTCCACAATGGTGAGCCTTGCGATTTCATTCATAGTGGTGACGACGCATACTATGTATATTGTCCTACCGCTGAAGTGGCTAAGCTATTCTGTGAGTGGACAGAGAAAGCCACTGATGCCTATCAGCTTGACCATAGTACCAAATACGACGGCTATGGCGGACCTTATCTCTATAAAGCTGATGGCTATGAGTATGAGGCAATGGATAAAGCCTTGGCTTGGATTATTGCAGGCAATAAATAATATGAGGGGCTTTTGCCCCTCGCCTATAAAGTGAGGTTATATATATGAAATACTTTGTTGAGTCCTACGAGCGTCGCATTTATAAAGAGTTCCGCACATATCGAGAAGCTGAAATATACTGTGGTGAGAATAATATTAGCTGTGAGAATATCTATGAGATAGGAGAGGAATTCTAAATGGATGCCGAAATTATGTTTTATATAGTTGCCATTATCGCCTTGGGCGGTTGGTGTTGGTATAAGGTCAAGACTTGCAAAGACCAGTATGTCAGCCAAGAATGGCTTGACAGTTGCAGATAATTATAGGGTGGCATAACCACCCTTCTGCCTGGGTCGTTGGCAGAGGACATACACCATCAGGCAGGAAATAAAATCCGGCCTGCAAAACCAAAAGCCAAATAAAAGTTGTGTCCATATATGGCGGACACTCCCATAATCGCCGGGCTCTGGCGGACGTACCTTGATAATCCAATGTCCGCCAGAGCCCGAATTTTGATACACCCGGCCCCGTGGAAACTTTTTATGTGTCTTTCTATGGCGGACACTCTCATATGATACGCCCGGAACCGTTGTCATAAATATTTTTATAAAAAATTTGAAAAAAGTGCTTGACAAATTCGTTCGGCTATGCTATAATTAGAGTACAAAGAGGGACGGAGAAAATGGTCGATTCTCTTTGAAAAAGAGTCCAGTAGAAAGATGCGTCCTGCTACAAAAACTGCGCTACCCTCTTTACCAATCTTATTATAAGGGAGATATAAAAATGATTTATGCAGTAGATTGTGGAAGAAACAACTGGAAAGAATTTCCTACATACGAACAGGCTGAACTGTTCTGCGGTGAAAATGGTATTCACTGCGAAAATATCTATGAAATGATGGAGGGTGAATAAATATGTATGAATTTCATATCCGCAACACACAAACCGATGAAACCAAGACCATATACGGCTATACGGCAAATGATGCGTTCCGGCGTGCCGGCATCGTGAATACCGAACTTTGGAACTGGGAAATCGATTCCTACGAATATGTTGACTGATAGGGTGTCCTCCATACGAAGACACCCCCATAATTCTGAGCCTCGCGCCCACGGGCCAGGCGCGAGGATTTATACAAAATATACAACTTTTGAAAAATTTGAAAGCGATTTTTTGTACATATTGCCATATTGATTTATCCTATAATCTGTGTTATACTTGTATTATCAAAGAGGGGGCGCCCCTAAAACGCAAGGAGAAAAAATATGGCTAGAAAGCTTTCCAATCACCCCTACGCAAATTGCGAAATCATCAATATTGATGGCGGTGTTGCTCTCAAGTCCTATAAGACCATTGTCGCCACCATCGAAAATGGCGTGCTCCGTGTGCGCGGCCTGTACAGTGCGACAACCCGTCGCCACATAGGGGCTTTTGTCAAGGAATACGCAAACCTGACATACCAAACCGCCAAGCGGCTATATGAAGATGGCTATGGCTACAATATCTACACTGGTGAAATCGTGGGGGCGTAAGCCCTCACTTTTTTGTCTGTTCGCCAGCGAGTGCCGGCGAACAGAATTTATGATTTTTGTACAATTTGCACATTTTTCGTTTCAAAACTTTGTGTAATTTGACTACTTGATTTATCCCGTAACCTATGATAAAATGGTATTATCAAAGAGGAGGTGAATCGAATGAGTTCTGACCTGCTTCAGGCTTACGATGAATACTGTGTAGATTGTTACGCAGAGGGCATCGTTCCCAAGCCTTTTTGGGCGTGGCTTTGGGAGGGCGATAAATAATCGCCCAACCCCTTGACAAATCGACTTGTCTGTGTTATACTAATATCATCAAGGAGGGCTTGACCCTCGACTATTGGAGGTTATCTTATGGGCGAATGCGAAATTTCTAACTGCGGCTACTACTGGAAGGAAGAGGGCGAAGAGTATCCTCGTTGCCATTATCCCGATGATGGCACTAAAGCACCCTGCGAGTATGAGGATGATTACGAAGAACCGGATGATTGCGACTACGAAGTTGGCTATGACCCCTACTCCGGTTGCTATACAGATGATTGCTGAGGAGGGAAACCTCCTCAGCCTCTCGTGTTCTGGCGCCACGAGAGGAATTTACAAAATAAACAATTCCTGGCAATTTTTTTGTGCAATTTGACGAATAAAAAAACTTGACTTTTTTTCACAAAACCCTTGACAAGACCGCAAAGCCGTGATATAATTAAGGTACAAAGAGGGGCGGTGAGAAAACCTGGTCGGCTCACCCTCAAAAAGAGTCCAATCGGAAAGATGCGTCCTACCGAAAAAAACTGCGCTACCCTCTTATCAAAGAAATTCTTGATTGGCTCCTGGAAGCAATAGCGGTTCGACTCCGCTTTATAAAATCGGGCGGAACGGATGGTGGTTCGAATCCACTAATTTCTTTGAAAAAAGTACTTGACAAGTCGAACGGCTTGTGATATAATAAAGACACAAAGGGAGAGCAAAAGCCTCCAAAAGAAAGGAATTAAAAATTATGAAGTATCTTACTAATCGTCGAATCAATGTCCGCACCATCCGCAACATCAAAGAGAATGAAGGTCTGACCCTGCGCAACGGCAAAATCGTCGAATATAAGACTGGCTGGCAGGTCGACATCACTGGCATCACCTGCAAGACCCCGGAAGAGGTCAGCGCAATGCTCCATAGTGGTCTTGGTCGCAAGGGCAACATCGGTATCTGGTACTCCGGCGGTATCTATTATATCGATGTCAGCAAGCGAATCACCACCAAGCAGGATGCGCTTCGGGTCGGCAAAGTTATGAATCAGCAGAGCATTTTCGGCTGGCGCCCCCGTAAAAAGGGTCAGCTGGTATGGTGCAACGCATAAGCCCCAAGGGAAACCTTGGGGTTTCCTTTTTCGGCTGCGCGTCTCCGGGGGTGACGCGCAGAATTTTGAATAATTATACACTTTGGAGAAAAAATATTCTAAAACTTTTTTCAAAAAAGTGCTTGACAAAATCCCATTACTGTGTTACAATGTTAGTGTAATCAAGGAGCGCAATGCTCCAAAAGAAAGGAAATAATTACTATGAAAAACTACTTGTGTGAGGACCTTGAAAATGGCGGCTACTTCTTCGTTCAGTGCGACAGCATGGAAGAGGCCGAGGAAATCCTGCTTGAAAACGGATTCAATCTTGACGATGTTGACTTCCTCGATGTGGTCGATGATGAAACCGCTGAAATCTACGGCTACGATACTTACTAATAGGAGGGAATCAAAATGTTAGAACTGTTGTGCGCAATCCCCGAGGAAATCGGTTGGGTAGCCGTCGGTGTGGTTGGTACTCTGTGCGTGATGATGGCAACTAAGCTGATTAAGCTGTTCATCAAGATGTACAAAGAGCGCCACGAAGAAAATTAAAAAAGGGGGTTGACAAAACCCCCAACCTATGATATACTATAATCACAAAGGGGCAAGACCCCTAAAAGAAAGGAATTGAAAATTATGAAATACATTGTAACTGCCACCAATGAAAAGGAACAGATTCGCAACACCAACGAAATGCCCGAACTCAAGACCGCAATCAGCTTGTTTCTGACCGCTGTTGACAGCAACCTTTTCCCCAATGTTATGCTGTGCGACAACCAGACTGGCGAAGTGCTGATGCACACCCGCAAGGATGAAACACCCTGGGTCGCCGAATACATTATGGACGAGGTCATCAAGGTCATGATTGAAACCGACCCTCTGCGTGCGCTGATGGCGGCACTCTCCGCTACATTGGACGACTAAACAAGATACGCTCCTGCCCCTTGTGCTGTTCCTTTCGCACAAGGGGCATTTTTTAGCCTCTCGCTGGCGTACGCGGCGAGAGGAATTTAGAAAAATATACAATTCTGCCAATTTTTCAAAGTGAAATTTGTAAAACTTGCACAAAGATTTTTTTCACGAAACCCCTTGACAAAACCCACCCCCTATGATACAATGGTGGTACACCAAGAGAGAACAGAAAGGAAGATTTGCTTATGGATTATGAACTGATTTGGTGGCTTGTCGCTTGTGCGATTGGCTATGGCTTGTGGATTGGTATTCACCTGCCTTGGAATGACCGCTATGACCCCAAGGGTGATGAACCTTATCGCTATTGTCCAAAGGAGAAAGAATAATATGCTAGAATTTTATCGAGTACACTATACAACCTACTACAAAGGTGAACGCATCAGCACTTTCTGCAATGCTCGCACAATTAGAGATACACCGCCACAGAATAAAATTTATCGTATCACCTGGGATAATCTGGAAGAAATTATCAGTAAGGTTGCTATTAGTGGTGGCTTTAATGTTTATGACCATAAAAAGGGTCTTGTGATTGACTTGTACTCTATTGGTTGTTTTGGTAAAAGATTAAGGTCTTGGAAAATCGCTGACCCAGAATTAGAAATTCGAGTTTCCTACACCCAATATCTTCCTACTATCCAAGAAGTATTGGAATGGCATGACCAAATGCAAGCCATTCAATATTTACAAGAAAGAAATTTATCAATTAAATGAAAAAGGGGTTGACAAAACCCCTTTATTATGCTATACTATTGTCAGAAAGTGAGGTAATCAGTATGACAGAATTTGAAATCATTAAAAACGCATTTGCGAGAGTGAGAGCAGACCTTGACATTTACGATTTTCCGCACGAAAAAACAATTATTATCCCCATTAACAGTTGCTTTTCCAATACAATCACCTTGGAGTTGGAATTTAATGCCGAGGGTAAGCTGACCGATACTTTTACTTGGGAGTGATAAAAATGACAAAGAAACAGAAGAAAATCGACCGCCGTATCTTCAAGAAAGAAGGCGAGGAACTCCAACAATGGCTAGCTTTCCGCAAGAGAGGTAGTCGAGTGGAGAACGGCAAAGCCTACAACCGCCAAAAGATGAAGAAAGAGGTGCATGAGTAATGCCTAAATGTCCTTGGTGCGGAAGTACCGCTCAAGTGCGAGAGGTTGAAACAGAATACCTTGAAGATGGTTGGAGCATTGAGGTGCGTCGTCATTATCGGTGCGGTTGTGGTACTTGCTTCGTCCACAAATCGTGGTTTAAGAGTGAAGGCTACGAAGAAGTCGAGGTCGAAATTGGGAGAAGGTAAAACTTCTCCCTTTGTTTTTGGCTGCCCGAGGTCGAAGGCCCCGGGCAGAATTTCCATTATATCACACCGCTCGAAAAAAATCAATTCGCATTTTGCACAAACTTCCGGCCGCATTTTCTCCCACAATTGTGCAACATTACCAGTTGACTTTTGGTGCGGTCTGTGGTATACTATCATTGTCAAGGGGAGAGGTAACAACTTCCAGGCGAGTACCCCAATAGGTCTGCAGAGTCGCCAAAAGAAAACGTAACAGTATGGAGAAAAAGTTGCGAAATCCCCTTGACAAATCACCCAAGTTGTGATACAATAAGGGTGTCAAGAGGAGAGAGTGCGTGGTACGCTCCACTGGAGATAAGACCTCTCAAAAAAATTTATAAAACCTCTTGACAAACCCCTTAAAGTATGATACAATAAGGGTACAAAGGGAGAGGAAAACCTCTCCGAGCGGAGTGAACTTAGGTCACTCTCCGCAGGTGGGTTGGCTACAAATCGCCAAAGGCGTTGTAAGACCTGTAAAGTCGCCACTCGCTACCCCAAAGGGGTAGGGGCAACCCACTTCTCCGCTATACAAATAGTAGACCAAAGATGCCGAGGAATGGCACAGTTGGGGCAGGAGCCTCGACCGCCTCGGATGGACGGAGCAGAGCCAACCTAAAGGGAGAAGGAAAACTACCCCGGAAAACCACGAGGTTCTCGCCAAGTATCTTCTCGGAAAAATATAAGACTTGGTACAAAACGCAGATGGTGTGCTTCGGTTGCGGGGAGTCCTCCAGAAAGCCACCCTACCCGTTCGAGTCGGGTTCTCCCATCTGTGGCTGGTGTCGTCGGTTGAGTCGGCAACGGGGATGATGTGCGTTCGAGTCGTACCGCCAGCAAATTTTATTCCACTTTTCTTCGGTGGTGGTAAGTCCCACCCTAACTCACCGCTAGAAAGGCGATAGCCGAAGAAAATCTTATGACCGCTTAGCTCAGTTGGTAGAGCAACGGGCTTTTAATCCGTGGGTCGAGAGTTCGAGCCTCTCAGCGGTCACCAAAAATAATGCTTGACAAACCGCCAAAAGTGTGGTATAATCAAGATGTAAGTAAGGGAAGCGCCCTCTCCCATAAAGGCGCAGAGTGCGAGCTGGCAGAAAGGGTATGCGTATGACTTGGACTTAGGGGTAGCGCCCGACATGCTAAATTTTTAGATTGTTTTTTAATTGCTGCTATTGCCACCGATGAAGCACGGCTCGGCGGTCGACTACCAAGCTCAGGACGATGAAAGGAATGTGGTCGCATATGATTTAGTTTAGGGTTGGTGTCCCGTCCCAAGAACCTACTGGGTCGGCAGGTTGAGTAGACTGGCTCAAAACCACTGAACTGGGAATTATATAATACTAAAAAATGTTCCACCCAAGGGCAGTCCCTTGGGTGGTCTTGTTTTTGAGCCGCTCGTTGCGCATGACAACGAGCGGAATTTTGTTATGTAAACCCCTTTCGCATTTTTTCGTCCGCAAACTCGCAGAAAAATTTTTCAAACTTTTTTCCCAAAACCCCTTGACAGAACGGCAATTCTATGATATAATTCTTTTGTAAGTAAGGAACACACCAACCAAAAGAAAAGGAGAAATCAAAATGGATAAAATCGTTGAATACATGACTGCTCGCTTGTCGATAGCCAGTCGCTATCCCGAATATGCTCGTACCAACTTTGACCAAGCATTTGGCGCGCTCTGCTATCACATCATACTCAATCCTACAGATGAAAGTCAGCTTGTTTCTCTGTGGGAGAACACCTATAAGCCCTCTTTCGAGGCAATTCTGTATGGGGGTATTGTGTAATGATGAAACGCAACTGCACCTACCATATCAGCGAAGACCGCCTTGACCGAGCCACCTATATTATGACCACTATTGGCATTGGCAATATTATCAAAGAGCAAAGATGTGTCGATGAAAAAGGTCGAGTGTCTTGGCAGTGCTTGACCAATACTGGTGTTATCCTTGTATTGAGTGAAGATAGAAAAGTCTGCATTACTTTATATGTGGCACAGCAACCAAAGGTAAGTGCTATGTATGAGGGCAAGACCCCTAGTTGGGTAATCAATATGGTAAAGAAAAATCGTAAATATGCAGAAGAACAAAACAAAGTGAGGTATTAAAAATGAAAGCAACTGGTATTATGCGTCGAATTGATGACCTTGGCAGAGTGGTCATCCCCAAGGAAATCCGTAGAAACCTCGGTATCCGCGAGGGCGAAGCCCTCGAAATCTATACCAATCCTGGCGAGGTCATCTTCCGCAAGTGTGAAGTTGATAGGTTGAATGACCTGGAACAGGCTTGCGATAATTTGGTATATGATTGCGATATGGTCGCAACCAGTCAAATCCGCAAGTTAGTAGAACAAATCAAGAAAATTTATAAAGAAAATCAGGAGGAATAAAAAATGAAAAGAATTTTGTGTCTGCTCTTGGTAATCATTATGATTACCGCTATGCTCTGTGGCTGTAATGCACAGATTATTGATTTGACCTATTCTTATGAATATGGTTATATCAAGTTGCCGAATGGCGAAGTTATTGAGGGTGCTGTGTCCTCGTGGAAAGACTACGACAATAGTGATGTGGTACAAGTAGTCATTGATGGCAAGACTTATTTGACGCATTACGAAAATGTAGTTTTGGTTTCAGACTAAAAGGGGGAAAAGTAATGAAATATCCAAGAAGAATTGAATTGACCGAAGAGGTCGTTGATATTGTCGAACACTGCCCTCGTCAGACATATTTGGGTGAGCCGAATTCTAAGATGGGCGAAGTGTGCGCTGATAACTGCCCCTTATTTGGGGTCTGCTTGGAATATCTTACCGGAGACCAAAGCGAAAACTAAAAAACCGCCCAGCTCATTGATTTGAGCTGGGCGTCGCCGGTGGAGACGCCCAGAATTCGTCAAAATAACCAACTTTAGCATTTTTTATTTCTAATTCTTTGTGCAATATTACCACTTGCATTTTCCCGTAAAGTATGATAGAATACTATTGTCAAGGGGGACAGCCCATCGCGAAAACTCTTTCACAAAGGGAAAGCTAACAGAAACCCAGTCGACAGGGTGAGAAAACAGAAACTTTGGACTTTGGAATGTAGCGAATAGGGTGTATAAAGGTTGAAAAATAAATTGCAAGTTATTTTTCTAAACCCCTTGACAAACTACTAAAAATATGCTATACTTATAGTACCAAAAGGAAAGGAAATGGAAACTATGGAACATATTAAAACCCCCAAAATGATTTGTTTTGACATGGACGGAACTATCGCAGACCTCTATGGGGTCGATGGTTGGCTCGAAAAGTTGAGGGCATATGATGCAAGTCCTTATCTGTTTGCGCCCCCTATGTGCGACATGGAAGAACTCGCTTTCTTGCTTGAAGTCGCACGATACAGAGGTATCGAAGTCCGCATTATTACTTGGCTTTCCAAGGAAACCACCAAGGAATATGACGAACTGGTGCGAATTGCAAAAAAGGCTTGGCTTGACTCTTATAAAATCCCCATTGACCACTTCCATGGGGTTGCATATGGGGCAACCAAGGCAGACTCCATTCGTAAGGCTTTGGGCGAGGGTGAAACCGCCATACTGTTCGATGATAATGCAAAAGTCCGCAAGGGGTGGCATATGGGCGAAACCTATGACCCTGCCGAGTGTGACATCTGCGAAGTTTTGAAGAATATACTGGGCCTGTAAAGCAGACCCAGTCAAAAGAAAGGAAATAATCTATATGCGAAAGAATTTGGAAACTAAGTCTAGGGAAGAAGTAATCGGCATTTACAGCAATTTCAATGCCCAGTGCCCCAATTTGAGCGGACTGGCTCGTAATCTTAACCACCTATATCTGACCGACCGCATTGACCCTGTATATCACAGAGACACGGTTTTGGAAACTATCCAAAAGACCCTCTTGAGAAAGGGCAAAGCCAATGTCTTGCTGACTGGACCTGCTGGTTGTGGTAAGACCGCTATTGCCGAGGGATTGGCGGCTATCATTTCCGAACGCAGAGTCGCATATCAAGTCGAGTGGAATAAAGCCTATGCCGAATTTCTCAAAGCTCATAAGGCTTGGGATAAGCACATTTCCGATTACCCCGAACCCCAATTTGTTGAACCCGAAAGACCCTTGTTGAGCAATCTTGTCATTTATGATTTGTCTTTGACCACTTTGGTTGGCGGTACTAAGTATCGTGGCGAATTTGAGGAGCGAGTCAGCAAAATCATTGATGAATGCCGAAACAATCCCAATGTCGTGCTGTTCATCGATGAAATTCACCAAATCGTGAAGGCAGGTGCAACCGAAAGCAATGAGGGTGCGGCTCAAATGTTGAAACCTGCGCTTGCTCGCAAAGACATTCGGCTTATCGGTGCTACCACAAATGACGAAACCAAGGAAATGGTAAAGGACTCTGCTCTTATGCGTCGTTTCAATCGCATTGAAGTCCTGCCCCTTGTAGGTGATGCCGCAGTTGACACTGCCGAGCATATTATGCACAATTATGCCGAGTATCACAAGGTTAATGTGGCAACCGAGGTTGAGTCTGCCGACCTGCTTGCTCTTATTAACTGTTTCTTGCCGAACTCTATTTTCCCCGATAATTTCATTAACCTTGTTGATGAAACCATGGCAAGTGCGGTTTTTGAGGGCGCAAAAAATGTGGGTATGTCCAACTTCAAGGCAACCCTCTCTCGCATGACTGGCAAGGTAATTATCTAAAGGCTCTTGGGGGGTCGAGCCAATCGACCCCACCCCAAACGGCAGACAACTGCCTATCCTTCCTTTCTTTTGGTGGACACCCCCTACTTTGCCGAGTGGGGGTGTTCGTCGTTTCGTGTGCGGGCGCACGAAACGAATTTACAATCTAAACAAATCTACCAAAATTTTGCTTGCATTTTTGTGCAATTTGCCCTATTGACTATTTTCCCAATATGTGATATATTATTAGTACCAAGAGCAAGGAGTGATAGATATGACTGAAAAGGAAAAGCAATACTTGCAAAAAAGACTTGATGAACTGTTTCGCAAGAAACTCGACTTGCACGTTCAAATGCGCAAGATAGACAAAGAAATCGCATCTATTTCCAATAAACTTGAAAAGGAGATTATTATTACCAATGAGAATTGAAAAAACTTACATTGCCGATGATGGCACAAAATTTGATAATGAGCGTGCGTGTGAAGAATATGAGCGCGCTCTTCACACTGAAGAGCTAAGTCAATATATTCTATGCTTTGACTATATGGGCAAGCGCATTACCGATTATAATTGGGGTCGCATCAAGTATTGCAAGGTCATGCCCGGTTTGGAAAGTATGTCGAGCAAGATTGAAGATGCTTGGATGAGTGTGATTGATAACGAACTCGATGAGTGTATCTGCAATTACGAAGATGGTTGGTATTTCCTCGATGAGAATGACAGATGGCAATACTGGGCCGACTTTGAAAACGAGTTCTATAAAATCAAAAAGGAAATTATGAGTCTTAGGACTGAATATGGAGACTAAGCGAGGGGAAACCCTCGCTTTTGCTCTGCTCGTGGCCGGGGGTCACGAGCAGAATTCGTGATTTTATACAATTTCAGCATTTTTTTACCCGCAAACTTTGTGCAACTTGCCATCTTGCATTTTCCCGTAATATGTGATAGAATGGTATCGTCAAGGGGGTAAACCACTGACCGAGTGGGTCAGCCCCGTTGGGATAGCCGAAAGTCCTCTGCGTCGCAACCGCTTTGTGATGTGTAGGTAACGGCTTTGAAAAAAAGTTGCGATTTTTTTCATATACCCCCTTGACAAATCGGCTATTCTGTGATACAATATCAGTACAGTTGAGGGAGCGATGGCGACCCTAACTGAAATATGAAAGTGAGGAATGTCCAATGCCCAAGTATGACCGACGCAGAAAGTATTATATGGTACTTGACTGCGAAACTGCCACCTTGTCTTGCGTAAGTCGGTATACTGACGAAAATATGCGAAAGAATGTGGCAATCGCAAAACCGCTGATTTATGACCTTGGTTGGAAGATTGTTGACCGCTATGGTAATGTTTACAATAGTGAAAACTTTCTTATCAGCGAAATCTTTTCCGTTCCGTCTATCTTTGATACCGCCTATTATGCGGAAAAGCGACCCATTTACCTTGAAAAGCTGAAAAATGGTGAAATCATTCTCACCGATTGGCAGACCGCTATGACGGCTTTTCTTGCAGACCTTGAAGTGGTCGAAGCTGTGGGAGCATACAATAGTATGTTCGATTTTAAGAAAGCAATTCCCTTTACGGAACTGTATATCAACAAGCTATACAGCGCCGACTTCCATAACTGGCTGAAATGGCAAGAAAAGACTTGCGAATGGCTTGCATATGGTGGTAAGAGTGAGGGTCAGCAAGCCTTTGAGGAAAGCATTTTCCGTTTTCGTGGCAAGGTCTATCCCCTCTTTGACCTTTGGGGTCTGACTTGCGAGCACATTCTGAATTGTAATGAATACAAGCAGATGTGTATTGACGAAAGATGGTCTACCGCAAGCGGTAAGTATTTCAAGACTTCCGCAGAAATGGCTTTCCGTTTCTTTAGCGGTAATACCGACTTTGAGGAAAGCCATACCGCCATTGACGATGTGGCAATCGAAAGTCAGCTTTTTGCCGAAATCGTTCGCAGAACGAAAAACAAGTGGTCTATGGGCATTGAGTTTTTCCCCTTTAGAATGTTGGGAACTGTGGAAAACTTTGTCTGCCGAGCAGACCATTGGTAATTAAATAGGGGAGAAAAAAATCTCCCCTAATTTCAAAAAAGGTATTGACAAATGGCACAAGATGTGCTATAATACATAATGTAAGGGGCGCCACCCCCTACAAAATAAATTTATGAAAGAGGTAATGAATTATGGCAACGAAGAAAACTGTGGTTGAAATGTTTGAGGAAATCCTGCCCCTGTGCGCAACCGAGGAACAGCGCGCTTTTATCGCTAAGCGTATCGAAATCACCAAGAAGAAGAACGCAAGCGGTAAGGGCGCAGAGCTGACCCCCAAGCAGAAAGAGAAGATGGAGCAGACCGAGGGTTATAAGAACTCTATCGTGGCTGTGATGGCTGATGGTGTTCAGTACACCCCCTCCGACCTTGTCAAGTTGGTTGGCATTGAGGAAATCCGCAACACGCAGAAGATTACCCCCATGCTGACCGCACTGGTCGAGGAAAAGCGCCTTGTTAAGGCTACTGTCAAGGGTCGTTCCGTTTATGCTCTGCCCTCTGCCGAGGGCGAGAGCGAGGACTAAGCAATGGGGGCTAATAACCCCCAAGCTGACCGCATGAGGGCACAGGGCTACACCGAAGAAGAAATCGAAGATATGCTGAAATGCGATAAAGAGATTGACCGAGGTGTAGACCTTTTCCCTCTTGACCCTGCGCTTGAGCCTGGGGCAAAAAAAGCAAGACGAGCCGACCGCACCGACACCCCCAAGAAAGCCAATAGAGAGCACAAAGAGGACACCGAAAAGCGCAAGCTGATTTTGCTGATGGCGTCTGCGGTGGGCGGTGATGTTCACATTGTAAATCCGGAGCGGGAGTTCGAGTTCACGCAAGCCGGAAGAAAATTCAAAGTAATTTTAAGTTGTCCTCGCAAATAAAAATACAAGATTGTTTTGGGCGAAATAAACTAAAACAATCTTGTATTTTTTCATATATAAATGAAAGGGGGCTAATAAAAATGCCAAGTAAATTATTAATTGAAAATGGTACACGCTTTGGGTAGTTAGAAGTTTTATCTTTAGCAAATTATCGACTAAATCGAGGAAGAGTCTACCATTGTCGATGTGATTGTGGAAATAAATGTGATGTTAGAGCATCTAGTTTAAAAAGTGGTGATACATAGTCTTGCGGATGTCTCGCTAAAAAACTTTCTTCTGAAAGACTTAAAGGTAAATGTATCAAAGATTTAACAAATTAGCGTTTTGGCAAGCTGGTTGCAATTGCACCCACCGAAAAAAGAGTAAATGGAAGTGTGGTCTGGAAATGTAAATGTGATTGCGGAAATACAGCTTTTGTCTCAGCACACGGACTAAATGCTGGAACATCATCTTGCGGATGCTTGCGCTCTAGAGGAGAATTTAAAATAGCGTAGCTACTTACGGAAAATAATATTCCTTTTGAGCAAGAATATAGTTTTTCAGATTTGATAAGCGAAAAGGGGCGAGCTTTAAGATTCGATTTCTATGTTGATAATTCATATTTAATTGAATTTGATGGAGAGCAACATCAAACTAATACTTCCTTTTTTTCTCACGATAATTTTGAATATCGGCAAGAAAATGATAAAAAGAAAACTGAGTATGCTCAAAAAAATAATATTCCTTTAATTCGTATTCCTTATACTAAGTTAAATTCTTTAACTATAAAAGACCTTGTTATATAACAAGGTCTTTTCTTTTTTTGCTCTGCCCAATCACATTCGCGATTGGGCAGAATTTGGATATTTATTCACCTTTGGTAAAAAAATTTTCCAAACTTTTTTCAATTTACCTATTGACAAATCTCCCGAAATGTGATACAATATCTCCAAGAGGTGAGAACAATGAAAGTTAGAAAGTTTATCCAAATTGTTGAAGTTGGTAAATGGGTAGGTTGGGACTGGCGAGATTCTAAATGGGTGGCTGAAACAACTTATAAAGATGCCGATACAGTTAACATTTATCGAGAAGAAGCCAAAAAGGAAGATGTTTCTTTTTGGAGAGGTACATACACTTCGCCTCGTCTTGGAGAATTTTGTATTACTTATCAGTTCATTGAAGAAAGTGAGGGGTAAAAAATGGAAATGAAATTGTTGATTTTGTTTATTGTAATGAATATCGTCAATGTGGTCTTGCAGACCATCAAATCCCTTGCTACTGTCAAGTGTGGTAAATGGGGTGCGGCTATCGTCAATGCGGTTGCCTATGGCTTGTATACCTACATCGTGGTGCTGACAATGTGCGACCTACCTCTTTTGGCAAAGTGCTTGATTGTTGCCGGTGCAAACTTTGTGGGTGTGTATGTGGTCAAGCTGATTGAGGAAAAGGCTCGTAAGGATAAGTTGTGGAAAGTTGAAGCTACCATTCACAACGAGGGCATTGACCCCCACTATGACGATTGCCTTGTAGCTCTGCGTAACGCAGGTATTCCCCATAACTACATTGATGCAAATAAATATTTAATTATCAATGTATACTGTGCAACGCAAGCAGAAAGCCGAGTGGCAAAAACCATTCTTGACCAGTACAATGCAAAGTATTTCGTGAGCGAGAGCAAGACCCTATAAAAAGGGTCTTGACAAAACTCAAATTATATGATATAATATATTCAAGAGGTGAGAGAAATGAAATATTATAAATTTACAAGTGGCACTCCGTATTGCGGAACAGAAAACGAATACTATCACAAGTTCGAGGATAAGCCGAAGATTGACGAACTGGAAGAAATATCCGCAGAGTACGCAGAGCAAGCCTACCAAGAATATTCCTATCTTCACAGCGGTTGGAATGACGAAAATCTTGAGGATATGACCGAAGAAGAAGCCGAGGAATATATGGATAATTTCCGAGCGGATTGCTATTGCGAGTACGAAGAAGTCAGCGAAGAAGAATATAATGAAAATGCATAAAGGGGGTTGACAAAACAATCCCAATGTGCTATAATACATATAGAAAAGTGAGGTAATTACAATGGAATTAATTGATAGAAGAATGGCAAAAACTACACAATTTGGTGAGCTTAAAGCAAGTGAGCCTTTCTATTATCCTGCTGAGGGGTGGTATGGAATGAAACTGTATACTGAAACCTCTGATGGTGATAATGCCGTAGATATTCAAACAGGTGAACTGGCTCGTATTTATGGAGATGAAGAAGTGGTAGCAGTCAATGCGCGGATTGAAATTTTGTGAGAGCCTGCGTTTTTGGCGCTCAACCGAACGGATTGATTGAACATTTCTGCCCAAGGGCAGTAAAAAAAGAAAGGAAATTTCTATGAAAATCAATATGTGTAGAGAAAAGCGTCTAAGGCGTTTTGGCGACCTCCGCATTGGAGATGTCTTTCTTGAAAGAGATAATATGAATAACTGTTGGGTGCAAATGAAGATTGCCTCCAATAACAATGGTAATGCAGTTGTTCTCACCTCTGAAGATGTTTTTGGCGTACAAGACGACCTTATGGTTGAATTGGTTGAAGCTGAATTAAATATTCTGTAAAGGAGAATTGTTATGTCAAAATTTGAAGTGTCTTTTATCCAATATCACACCTACAATGTGGAAGCGGATACAGAAGAAGAAGCCGAGGACAAGGCTTTCAAAGAATTTCAATCGGATATGCGTCGTGGAGTGTCAAGCACATTCTATGATGATATGGAAATAAAACAATGGGAGGAATATAAAAATGCCACCGAGGAATGAATTGGAAAAAATTTACGAGTATGCCAAGGAACTTGGCGATAAGGATTTAGAGGCTCTGCTTACCAAGTTGGGCGAAGAATCTGCTCGCAGAGAACGCAGACACAGGGAAGAGGATTGGAACGCATTGCGTTATGCCATTACCGCCTACATTGAAAAGTGGGGCGCAATCCAGGTTTATGACGATGAACACTCCGTAGATATTACCTATCGTTCCGACCTGACTTCTATTGGCGAAATTGATGCCACTTACTAAGAGGTTGCCTACTGGCAACCTCTTTTTGACTTTCCAAAAAATTTTTGATAAAATATATTTAGAAAATAAGAAAGGAGATAAACAATGACCCTTGAATTATTGAGGGCATTATTTACGATTATCCGTTTCTGTGAGAAATAGAATAATTGTAAAGAGTGTCCATTGAAAGAGATTTGCGGGCGTATGCCTTGTGAAATCTAAAGTGCTTTTTGTAAAAGCCGACCCGGTTCGTGTTAGGGTCGTTTTTCGGGCACGCTAGGTCATTGGAAAATTTTTAGCGCAATGAAACAGACAGAATACGCGCGCAGAGTTGATTCAAGTGGGCGCATCATTATCCCCTCTCAACTACGCGACCAATTAGATATTCGTCCGGGAGATACAATGGACTTTTATCTCCACGAAGAGAACGGCAGAACATTCTTGTGCGTTGAATGTACGCGCGTTGAGGACGAAGTAGAGAAGGCTAAACGAATTCTGCGTGAAGCAGGATTATTAAACTGAAACGCTCGAGACCGGAGGTCGCGAGCGTAATTTATAATTATATCACCTTTTGGAGATTTTGTCAAGTAGTAAATACTAACAAAATCTCCCTTTCATTTTCCCTAAATCTTGTGCAATATTCCAACTTGATTTTTCTTATTATTTATGATAATATATTAGTGTCAAGAGGAGAGAGAAACAAAAACCGCAAGGTTTATTCTGTGGACACTCTCAAAAAAATGTAAAAAACCTCTTGACAAACGGCACAAAATGTGCTATAATAAGTATGTTCCTAAGGGAACGAAATCAAAAATGGGTTGCGACCTACCGCAAGAAAAGGAGATGTTGGTTATGGCTAACAAGAAGACTGTGGTACAGATGTATGAGGAAATCCTCGCTATCCCCTCTCTCAATGCGGAGCAGAAGGCTTTCATTGAGAAGCGGATTGAAATCACCAAGAAGAAGAACGCAAATCGTTCTACTGAGCCTACCCCCAAGCAGTTGGAGAAGATGGCTCTGGAAGCCGAAATTGAGAACGCAGTTGTTTCCGCTATGGCGGAGAACACCGAGTATACCGCTTCCGACCTCGTGAAGCTGATTGCTCGTGCCGATGTTCTCAACACGCAGAAGCTGACCCCTCGGCTGACCGCACTGGTCGAAGCCAATAAGGTAGTCAAGGCTACTGTCAAGGGTCGCTCTGTCTACTCTCTGCCTAAGGCAGAGTAAGCAAGGGGGGCATATGCCCCCCACCCCATAGAAAGTGAGTGAGTAAAATTGGCAATCAATGAAAAAGACCCTCGTGTGGTCGCTATGCGAAAGCTGAAATATAGTGATGAACAAATCGAGGAAATGATTGAAGACGATAAGGCTACGGATAAGGGAGTTATCCATGAATGGGATTTATCGCCTGAGGAACATAAAAAGGCTATGAAATATGCCAATGTCGATGAGCATAAAAAGCCTACGAAAAAGGTTGCTGAGCCTAAGGCAGAGCCGAAGAAAGCACCTACTGTGTACAACTGGAATACCGAGGGCAAAAAGCGAGCCGAAAATATCACTAAGGTCGAATTGATTGCGGTTTTGGCTCAGTTTTTGACCGAGAACACCGAACTGGGTTGCGAGAATGTTGAAATCGTGAATAAGCAAGGTAAGATTTCGTTCAATGTGGGTGAAGACTCATTCAGTTTTTCGCTGACCCAGCACCGAAAGAAATAAGGGGCGGTTATCCGCCCCATAGTGGGAGAAGAAGATGAAAGTTTTTATCATTGTTGAAGAGTGTCATGGCTCAATCGGTGTGGCAACTTCCCCCAAGTCCGCTATGCGGTGGCTATTGGATGAAGGCTGGATTGGCGAATGGAGCGAATATGGTATTTGGGATGAAGCAGAACATGAATGGTATCATACTGCTGTTGCCAGATACTGTGAGCAAAATGGTATTGCCGATTGGCAACAGTGGCTAATGGATAACGCAAGCGCCGAGTTCCTCGAAGATGGATTTCTCATTTATCTGCGTGAGCACGACCTCGCTGAAATTGAATAGATATACGCTCCTCTGTATGTGGCAGAGGAGCGTTTTTTTCAAAGGGTCGTGGGCGGAGCTCACGACCCTCCCTTCAAAAAGCAAGATTATTGGGAAAATTTTGCTCAATCTAGCAACCTCATAGCCTTTTTCTTTTTTCTCCCGAAACCGCGCTCAAAGGTTCGCGAAGGAACGTCGCGAACCGACCTTCAAACCGCGTTATAATCCGGAAAATTTTCTAGTTCTAGCGACCCATAACGCGACATTCTAAAAAATCCCGAAAACTACACGACTCCACCCCAAAAAATTTTATAGCCAGGAGCATCAGAATTTAGCAAATTTATCTGCCAAAACCCGCTTTATGAACATCTTATCTCCCCATTACTTTTCTCGTATCAAATCTGGTGCTGGCGCACCAGGAGGGCGCACCTTGACCTGCGGCAACTACTTCTTCTACTTTTGGCCTCACCAGGCCTTGCTCCCCAGCTCTTACCTAGTTAGTTCCTAGTCCAGTAGACAAAAGAAAAAAACGGAAAGACTCACATCTTTCCGTTTCAAAAAAATCGCGGCAAATTTATCGCATTTTCTGCGTTTTTAGTTGATTTTCTTAATTTTTTATGTTATTATATATATGGTGGAGTATAATTATGCGGCCGAACGGTTGTCTTTTTGCTCAATGCGCCGGCAAAAAAGCCATTTTTCTTTTATTATATCATAAAAAATATAAAAAATCAAATAAATTCCGCAATAAATTGACATTTTTTATTATTTTTTATATAATTATAATGGGAAAGAATACTGCGGACAAGTCCGCAGTAAAACAAAAGAGGACGCACATAGCGTCCTCTACTACTTCGTTCGGTATTTACTTGTTAAAGCCGGCCGGAACTTATAGACCCAGGCTCTTGAAGAAGTCCGCAAAGACATCGTCATCAGCGGGTCTGGCGCGCATCATAAATCCATTTCCATTGGGCTTGCGCACCTTTTCGATAATGGTCTCGGTGTGTTCTGCCTTTGCTTTCTTACTCTTGGCACCGGCCTTGATAACCTCGACATCCAGAAGCATCAGAACCAAGTCAGCAAGAACCTTAAGGTCATCTTCAGTCCAATCGCCCTCTTCCAATTCCAGTTCGGGATACCACTTGGCTACAAAGCGCAAAGTATCATCCAGAAGAGAAATCAAATCGGTGCGTTTGGCGTCGTTGCGGGCGCGCTCTTCGGCATAAGCCTTCATGCGGGCAGCCTCTGCATCCTTTGCGGCCTGCTCTTCAGCTTCAATGCGGGCCTGGGCGGCATTAGCTTCATCTGCAAAGCCGTTCATAATATCATCAATAGATTCGCCGTTCTTTAGGCGGTCATAGATTGTATTCATTATGTATACTCCTTTTATTATTATAGATATATTATATAATATTTTTTATAAAAAATCAACTTGAGGATAACGGAGACGACGAAAATTGGTACGGCTCAACGCGGGAACCGAACGCAGGTCTATACCACAGTTTTTCAGTTTTTCAGTTTTTCAATATACACCCCAGTTTTTCATACCAACTCTGAATATGATTCTTGTTGACAAATTAATTTGTTGTAGTAGTTTTTGGTTCTTGTTTCTCCGTTCCAAAAGTCGGACGAATTTTCAACCACTGGTTATTTAACTCGCTCATAACTCTTTGATACCAATCAACATCATACAGCGGAACTTCCATTTCCTTAATCAGAATATTCTCCTCTTCCTTCTCTCCAGAAGACACAGAGACTTCCTTTACATAAGAAGGCGGTACAGGAGCTTCTTTCTTCTTAGGACTCCACAACTCTTCATTAAAATCAATTATACGAAGTACATCTCTATCACTCTGAACGTGCGCAATCTCTTCGCCTTTCCAGAACACCTTACCCCAATTACCAGTAATCCAATAGACAGCAAATATATCATTGTCTGCTGACTCGCTTATTGCGGTCGATAGACTACTAAAATCATATACACTTTTATATCTATAAGTACCTAATTTACTCATAACTTTCTCCTTTTACTTTTCCTATCTATATTATATCATATTATTTTATCTTTTTCAAACTCTCGCATCTTTTCTTTTATTAGTCAAACTTCCCTATACATTTCCAATAGGCTACAATCTAAAAATTAAATCATCCTCTACACATCTTAACTCATCGGCGCCACCTTCTACTTCATACAATTCTCTCATATATATGTGCGCACCATTATCTTTTAACTCTCTTATTATTCTATGTATCCTCTAAGCATTATCATCTAATTTTTCTACAGCAGCTCTATGCTCCTTAAAGCGTTTTTCTACACTTCTTGAAGTCTTACCTATATAAATCAAAATATCATCAGCATATATGCCATAAATATATCCCATATTTTTCCTCCTTCCCCGGGGCCAGCGCTAGAGAGTTTGAATAGCTGTGAGCGAAGCGAACGCTATTCAAACTCGCTTATTTATTAAGCGGAACAAAAAGTTCCGCGTATATATTAATCGGAACTTTTTGTTCCAAACCGCAGCAAATTAGGAACAATTTGTTCCAAAACACATCCAATCAATCCGGAACAATTTGTTCCTAAACTCTACTTTTAATATTTAGGAACAAATTGTTCCTAAACTCTACCATAGCTTTTTGGAACAATTTGTTCCACACCTTGGAACTTTTTGTTCCTAACATACTATTTAGCTTTTAGGAACAAATTGTTCCTAAATTACTTAAAATCCATATAAATCCGGAACAATTTGTTCCTTTTGTGCATTCTCATCAGAACTTTTTGTTCCTAAACTACTACCCAATACTTTAGGAACAATTTGTTCCTAAACCTCTACTTGCGTAGAACTCTTTCCACTACTTAACCATTCTGGAACAATTTGTTCCGAAATATCATATTTATCATTTTCTATCTCTCTTAAGAAACCACACGCCTTTAAATCCTCAATACCGTCCGCAATAATCTTGCGCACTTTGCGGGCTTCGCTTGCGTTATTATAATCAACACCCAACCAATTAGCAAACGCAACAGGATTCATATTCCAAGTAAATCCATCTGAATTACACATCAAGTATAAATATAACTTCATACTACAATACTTTAACTAACCGGCTGCCGCACCAACCGCATCAACATTCAAACCTAAAAAATGTGGCTGTAGAGGCTCTTTCTTAATCGTAAATTTAGCCATTAGAAGTCCCCCTTTTGGTTAATACTTCTAATAACTCTGGTGTTTCTTCATAAACCCAGCAATTCAATTTTGGATTTTTTGGGTTTTTCATTTCGGTAATATATTTAAATCCCTAAGCCTATAGAACTATATGAATTTGTAGGGAATAAATAATTTTATATTTGACCTTTGACATTTGACTTTAAACTCCTTATTCTTTTTCTTTTTCGATGTAGTCTTTTATAAGACGACGAACAACCTATGAAATACTTAAATCTTGTGATTTCGCTAAGGCTGTTAATTTTTCTTTATCTGTTTCATCCAGCTTTATTGTAATACTTGCCAAAATATTCACTTCCTTTCACTATTACTTAAAATTGGCGAGTCTTATTTTTATTTATTCTGTCCAAAAATTTTTTATTTCGTCTTACCTAATTATATCAAATTCTTTCCTTTTTGTCAATCCGTTCCTTCTTGACTTTTATAAAAAAATATTATATAATAGTAATAGAAAATCCTAAAGGATTTTCTATTACGAAAGAATTAAAGAAAGGAAATAATAATGCCTAAGCGATTATATTATTGTATGCTTTGGCGCAATTTCAACGAAGAACCTATGATAAAATTTATCTACGCCAATTCCGTCAAAGAATTAGTAGATGAATTTCTCTATTTTGGTTTTGCTTCCGTATCAATAACTGATATAACCGATTTGGAGGTAGATTACTTTGACTTGTAAATATTGCGGCCAAGAGTATGTAGCTATTGTAAATGAAGACGGAACTGGTATGTGCAGTAAGTGCTTTAGTATGGCGGGAACTTGCTATCTGTGTGCCTACGGCACACAGTGCGACTTCGAAACCAACCCCATAGACTTACCGAAACAAGAACAAAAAACTATCCGTCAGGGAAATATGGTAATGCAGACAGTGGTAAAAAATCAGAATCGGTGCCGAGAAACCTGTCTCAAAAATTGTTCTTGTTATGGCCCCGATTTTGGCTGTTTAAAAGAAAATGGAACTTGTAATAAATATAAGGAGAGATAAAAATGGTATTTGCATTCTTGATTTTATTTAATATTGCCCTTGCAATTCATATCACATTTACTTCAATACCTTGGTATTTAGGAGCTTTATACGGCTTTTTATCCTATTTAGGATTGTCCTTTATAAGTATCGTCTTATTTATGGGAATATCTTTACTATTATATAAAACAAGTCCTAAAGTTTTAAGATATAAGGAACGATATACTATTATCGGAGAAAATGAAAAATATTATATCACTGAAGAATGCAACTTTAGAAAATCTATTATTACTGAAACTAAATTTATACCTGCGAATGAAACCCCTTATATCGAAGTAGAACATTATAATATTAAACGGATATGGCGGATTTTGTTCTGTGAAATTGAGGACGATGATATTCATATCATCTTATATAAGACCGAGGACTAAGTCCCCGGTCTTTTTTGATTTTACATATAAAATATGATATAATATTTATATAAATGGGAAAGGAATTGATAATAATGTCTATTAGTAATACAGTTTTTCATCCGTCTCGTGTCGAAGACCGTATTTATGATTTGATGGCGGAGAAACAATACACTATTAGCACAGATGTTTATACTGATACTCTGTCTTTTGAAATTTATAAGATATTAGAAAAAGAGTTTCCCGAGGTTGAATGGGAGGTCTTTTCGACTAAAACTCCTATTGAGGATGTATGGGCACAAAGTTTTGCCTGGGTTGAAGATGGTCATATTCATTTGCTTGGCTGGTACTATAAAGACACGGAGGTAGATTAATAATGCCTAACTATTATGTAGCCAAAAGTTATCAGACTTGGCCTGTTGAGGGTGAAGCCTTCGAAGATAATGGTAAAATGTATTTAAAAGTGCGTAATCCAAAAGGAGAAATCAAACAAGTGCGCGCTTACTCAGAAACTGAATATAGACGCCTCTACAAAGAAACCTGCGCGAGCCCCGCTTCACAGTCCGGTGTAGCGGTAAAACCGCAGGGCCCCGTAGTCAAGCATATCCTTGGCTTTGACGAGGGTTATATTTGGATTTTCAAGGGCGACCTTGATAATGCAGAATATTGGTTTGAACGCACTCCCGAATGCAGATTCAACGTCTTCTGGGGCTGGTATGTCGTATCTACCGATTCCATTCCCTTCGATATTCCGTCTTGCATCGAATCGGTAAAGCTTCCCTGGGAAAAAGTAGGCAATAGTGATGGAACACTTTTGCCCAAAGGCATAATCGATGCTGTCGTAAATGAGCTCCGTTTCGGAGGTCATCCTTCTCAATTCCAAGGTTCTATTCGCGAACGTTTAACCCTTACTCTCTATGTCAAGCAAATTGAATCTCTGCCGCCCACGCAATATGGCGCGCAGTATATCTATACTTTTGAAGACGCTGATGCGAACGTTTATTCTTGGAAAACCGGTGTTAATAAAGACTGGTCTATCGGCGATGAAATTCACTGTAAGGCGGGCGTAAAGTCTCACGATACGGTTCGTGGAGTTCGTCAGACCGTATTGACTCGTTTGATTCAAGACAAGGAGAAGTAAAATAATGCCTTGGGAAAAAAGACCAACCGTACAGGTAGAGATACCAGTTGCAAAAGTAGGAACTAATTTGAATAATTCAAGTTTCACTTTTGAATCTTTGCAACGCCTTATCAAAGGTCTTGAAAAATCTGCACATTATCGAACAATCGTTTTTGATACAATGCCTAGCTGGATAAAGGAGAAAAAATGAAAAAGTTTATTATTTGTTTTATTTTAGCAATTTCAATTATGTTTAGTCTTTGCGCCTGCAATTCTAAAATCGTAGATGACCAGGGCATTGAAAGAGATGTTTATTATGGATATTTTGCCGTTATTGAAGCTAAAGATGATGGTCATACTATGATTGTTTATGATATGCATACCAGGGTGGTTTACTATGTGCAGCGCGGCGGTTATAATGGATTTATGTCTCCTTATTTTATATATCAAGATGGCGCCTTGTATGGTGCGATTTATCAAGATGGTAAAATCACTCCAGTTCCCTATGCCTACGCTCCTCTCGAATGAGAGGAGCTTTTTTGATTTTATATAAAATTTATAATATAATATATATATAAAGTAATGAAAGGAAATGATAAGTATGAAAGTTGATTTTGAACGAGCTTTGAATTTTGTTGAGCATCTCGTTGAACTTGGTCTGCTTGATGCCATTCGTGAGACCCCTGGATTCTATCCTTATGGTTGGCTTAAAAAGCACGATAATCTTTTTGATACTTATTATTTCGCAGATGGCTCCTGTAAGGGTGTATTCTGCTTCCCTGGTATCGATTGGGTAATCAAATTTGATTATGATAAGAAACATAGCTATTGTGGTCGTGAACTGGAAAATTATATTGCCGCCAAGGAAGCTGGTTTGGCTCGTTATTTTCCCGAAACTCTCGCTCTTCGTGATTATGGGCATATTCATTTTATTCTCCAAGAGCGTTGCGATTGCGGTGAAGACGAAGTTCAAGATATTATGTTTGACTCTTTGAAGCGCCGTTATACTGAATGGGGTGATGAAGTCAATGATGACGATATTTGGGACGAGGTTTATGATATCGAAACCCATACAGCTTTGACTTGTATGTTTGATGACCCCGAGCTTGAAGATTTTGTTGACGAACGTCATATCAATGATTTGCATACTGCTAATTTTGGAAAGATTGATGACCATTATGTCATCCTTGACTTTAGCGGTTATGGTTTAGCTGTATGGGAGAAGTAATATGATTGAGTGGAAAAAAACAGAAGAACCTACCCTTGGCTCTAATGAAACCTATGTGGCAAAGTATGGTGTACATTATATTACTGTATCTAAATTGTCTGATTGGCTATATGAAATGCAATATTTTCGTGGAGCGATATTGACTATTAAGCAATCTTATTTTGCTAATAGTTGGTTTGAAGCTCGGCATATTGCAATCTCCACTATCAAAGAATATATAAAAAACCAATCTCACTATTGGCGCGACTTAAAAGGTAATTTTTCAAGGTGGTGCGACGAATGAAAACTGGATGGTTATCTCCTACAGGAGAATGGTTCCCGTGTGAAACATATGAGCATCTTTATATGGCGCGCAAACTCAGCGGTGAGCACGGCTGTCGGGCCGACGATAAGCTCATTGAGCGAGGCTGGGTAAAGATTTCTATCTCTCACTGGCCGACCAAGAGGTGGAGTATCTGGTGGCGGCATCATTATCTTACTCTTGAACAGAAAAGATTTTTGGAACCTTATTTCGCGCCGGATAGTGAACTTCCGGTAGATGATTTTGAAAGGGATTATTGGGAGGACGAAATATGAAGAGAATTTATTTAAATGTGAGTGTTATTACTTTCTGGGACGTCCCGGACGAATACACAGATGATGATGCTCAAGTTCTTGTGGATAATTTTATGGAAGAGAACTGTCTTACTGATATTAGTAATGATGTTGAATGGGAAATGCTTCCTCTGGGAAAGGATTGATATTATATGAGATATAGACTATGGTTAGACGATGTTCGCCCTAAGCCTCAAGATGAAATGGGTGTTAAGTGGCTTGCTTATAGAACAGCAGAAGATATGATGTCTGATTTAGCTGCTTATCTAAATTGGTATCCTTCTATTCATAAGATTGAATATATCAGTCTTGACAACGACCTGGGAGAGGGATATACCGAGGGTTATAAAGTATTGGATTGGCTTGAGAGTCTTTTGATTGTCGTGCCTTTTGGTATTCATATTCATACCAGTAATCCCGTGGCGCGAGAGCGTATGTGCGCTATTATCGAGCGCAATGGTTGGACGGAGGTAAGATAATGAAAAATACATATGTAATTGGGCTTTCAAAAACTAATTTACTTCAAATTGAATTTGGAGTAAATTGGAGTAATGGTCAAACCTCTGTCCAGCGTATTACTTGGGGTGTTCGATACATTGAAGAAGCAACTATGCTTCCTGGTAAAGATGTGGCTATGGAAACACTGCAAGAAATAAAAGACAATTATGACAAAATTTTAGTTTTTGCTCCTACGGTTTTCGAGGCACTTGTTAATGGCGACGACATTGATGTAAACAAACTCCATCTTTATAAAGTTGAACTGGAAAAAGAGGTCATTTAATGTTCGGAAGAAAAGCAAAGCTAATTGAAAAGCTTCAACAACGAATTGAAGAATTAGAAGAAATCATTTGTCCGTTCAATCAACACGATTGGGTAGAAATTGATAGTTATGAAGTTCCTATCAATAATTATTTAGACTTTGATACAGTCCATGTATATAAATGCCGCAACTGCGGAAAAAGGAGAGAGAGATAATGGAAGAAAAAAATATAACCGAGTTTGACCGTGGTTTTACAAGAGGATATGAAGATGGTTTTCGTATCGGACGCCATGATAAATTTATTTCTTCTTTAAAACAGCATATTTTATTTGGTTTGCTTATTGCTGCTACTATTATCTTTGGATTGTTCGCCTTTGGATTTTTGATAAGTACTCTTGTTTTTAATGTTATTGTCGGTATTATTGGAGCAATCATCTGCGGCCTAATTGCAGGTGGTAGTGCCGGAGCCGCATGTTATCTCATGGGGGTATGAAACATTTATGAGAGGCGAATGGAATTTGCGCGATTGGGAATATGAATATTATTCCCGTATTCTACTTACAAAAATCGAATATGCTTATGCCCATAAAAATGAAGAAGTTTCATTAAACGCATACGACCTCAACCCGCAAAACGTAAGCGATTTATTGGAATACATGGGCTGGTCTGATGAAGACTTTGAACACAATGGTTGGGAACAGGATTGCTGGCAGCATTTTTATAAAGAGGGCTATGACACTCAGCTAACCGTTTTCTCTTGCGGTATGACTTTTAAGCTGTGTATCGTATTCTATGAGGAGTAAAATATGAGAGGACATTATGGTTTTGGCTATGAAAGTGATTATAGAGAATACAATCATTTGTTTTCTGTAATCATTCATTCTTTGGTTCATGATATTAACCAAGATGGTATTGACCTTACCTTCATTGATATCTGCCCTGCGCAAGTAAGAGTTATCCTTGAAGACTTGGGCTGGGAGCGCTATGAGGTTAATAGAGACCGCGATACTGTTTGGGAATATTATTATCATAACGACTACCCCAATAAAAGTCTAAGTCTTATTACTGACATAGATTTGTTTAGTATGACTATTGATGTAGTAGATATGGAGGAAGAGTGAGAGCTCTTCCTCTTTTTTGATTTTATATAAAAAATATTATATAATATATATACAAAATAAATTACAGGAGGAATTTGTTATGAAGACTAATAAGGAAATGGTTATGGAGATTCTTGGCAAGTATGGTGCTATGACCTCTCGACAAATTGCGGTTCAAATCAATAACAAGATGGGCGTTGTCCTTACTCCTGCGCAGGTCGCAGGCGCGTTGCGGCCTCTGGTTGCCCAGGGCAAGGCAGCCAATAGCAAAGATGGCAGTGGTAAGACCGTATATTGGTTGAACAAGGAGGAATGGCGCTAATGTGGAAATGTGGATTATGTGATGCCATCCTAGAAGAAGCTCATCCCGACGGTTGCCCCGAATGCGGAGCTCCTTGTGTGGGCTGGCTTGATGAGGCTGGCGGATGGCACGAGGGTGGCTGCGGCAATATGCCGGACGGCACTTTCTGTGGTGAATGTAGCCATGGAGATTGTGGCACTTGTGGAGTATGGAATCGCCGCCAAGCACAGATTCGACAATATGGCGACTGGCAGTGCGAAGAATGTGGCACCGCACTTGAAATTTGGCTTGACCAAGTTGAAGAAGAACGTCCGGCTGAAGGCGATGGATTCCGCTATGAACGCCGCCATTTAATGTGGCATTGTCCCGAATGCGGTTGCGACTATGAAAATTACTGGGAAACCCAATGGGGAGATACGGGTATTTCTATGATAAAGAGAAAGTATTGGGGGTAATAAATATGTTGAATAGTTATGCTAACAATAATTTTAAGTTTGACTTGAACGCAGTAAGCGGCACTTTGCGCAAGTCCCATCCTAAAAGCCGATTCATTGTTCGAGCAGTTGATAAAGACACTTGCGCTTTTGACTCTAAAAAACCTTCTGTTTTTTATAATACCGAAGAAATTGTAGTCCTACAAATTATGCTAACCGGAGATAATAAGTGCCTCATTGAATATGTAAATAAATCCGATTTCGAGGAGGGTTAAATATGTCTGTTTTAGAAATTGGGAATAAACTCAAAGAAACCTGGACTTTTTGTAATGGTGTCTTTGGCGACCGCTGTATCGCGTTATGTCTGCACGGGTCTCAGAATTATGAGTTAGACCTGCCTGAATCTGATATTGATGCCAAATTGATTCTTGCGCCCAGCTGGGAGGAAGTAATCAACTGCCACAAACCCATTAGCGAAACTATCAAGGGGCCTTATGGCGACATTAATCTTTGTGATGTGCGCTTGTTTATCGGAGTAAATTTGGAGAAGCAGAATTTCAACTTTTTAGAAACTCTATTTACTCCTTATTCCTTTGTAAATCCATATTACAGAGACCTTTGGGCAGAGCTAATTGAGCATCGTGAAGAAATTGCTCATTATAAACCCGACCAAGCCATTCGTACTATGATGGGGCAAGTAGAGAATCAATGGCGGCGTTGGGACCGATTTGATAACAAGAAAACTTTATATCACATGGCGCGTATTCACAGTGCCATCAAGCGTTATCAAGAGGGTTTATGCTTTGCCGATACTCTCATCCCGGAAAATGCGGAATGGATTATGGAGGTGCGCTTGGGCAAAGTTGATGAAGAGACTATGGAGATTTTTTTCAACAAACTTTATAGCGAAGCGTATGAGCTGTCCGAGCCTGAAAACTACAAAGGCCCCGAATACCCTATCGCTTATATGACCATGGATAGCCTCAAAGAACGTTTTGTTCTCCGAGCGCTTTACGAGCGCGGCGTAGATAATTGATTTTATATAAAAATTATTATATAATATTTATATAATAACTGGTGATAAAAATAAGGACATCTGTTATCAATCTTCTAATTTTATTTTTTATATATAATAGAAGGAGATGAAAAATAATGGGAAAAAGAAAAGATATAACTGGTTAGGTCTTTGGAAAATTGACCGCTATTGAATGTGCTGGAAAAAAACCGGGCAAAAGATACTACCAATGGCGCTGTATTTGCGAATGCGGAAATGAAACCATAGTTGATATAGGTGCTTTGACCAGTGGAAACACTAAATCTTGCGGATGTGGGAAATATGACGGATTTAAAAAATATAATGATAACCAATCGGAAAAAAATAAAATCCCAAATGGCACTATATTTGGTAAGCTAACAGTTATTGAAGATTTAGGTTATCTGCCACAGGTTGAAGGCCATCGACGTAGATGGTATAAATGTTTATGTGAATGTGGAAAATATAAAAATGTTATGGGAAATTCACTAAAAAATGGACATACAATATCTTGCGGCGAATGTTATATGCGTTCTCGCGGTGAATATGAAATTGAGCAAATATTATTGGCTAATAATATTTTATATCAAAATGATGTTCCATTTGTCGAGTTATACAAAGAAACTGGCCGCAAGTTACGTTTTGATTTTATTATTTATGATTCTAATAATAATCCAATTCGCTTTATAGAGTTTGACGGTCGTCAGCACACTTTAGGTCCAGATACAGAGCTCTGGTCAAATTCAGACCCGCTTGAAATAATTCAAGAGAGAGATAATATCAAAAATAATTTTTGCCTTATGCACAATTATGCTTTAGTTAGAATACCTTATACTAAATTAGGAAAAATTACATTACAGGATATTCTTGGAGATGAATATCTTGTTAAAGGAGATGATGTAAAACGTGGCTAAAAAGATTAAAAATTTCTTAGTCACTGGTTAGCGATACACACGGACAAGTTGCCGAACGTATGAGAAAAATTAAAGATAATATGCCGGAATATAAACCCGAGGAAACGGCCGTTATTATCTTAGGCGATGTAGGACTTTTATACTACCTAAATAAAACCGACCAGAAGCATAAGAAAGAGGCGGCCGCATATGGCTACACTATCTATTGCGTCCATGGTAATCATGAGGCACGTCCTGGCGAAAAGCTCGGTATGCAATTGGTAAATGATGAGGATGTTGGTGGTCCTGTTTGGATTGAAGAAGAATTCCCCAATATTCGATACTTTACCAATTGGGGCATTTATAATATCAATGGTCTAAAAACCCTTGTCATTGGCGGCGCTTATTCAGTGGATAAGTTTTATCGTATTCAAAACAATTGGACCTGGTTCACCGATGAGCAGCTTGCCGATTGGGAAATGGCAGCTTGTATGCGTGGAGCCACACTTCATCCACATTTTGACCTTGTTCTTACCCATACTTGTCCTTTGAGTGTTCAGCCAGTCGATTTATTCCTCGGTTGTATTGACCAGTCTACTGTTGATAACTCTATGGAAGTTTGGATGGATGAGCTTGGTCGGTCTATTGACTGGAAGATTTGGCTTTTCGCTCACTATCACGCCGACCGTATTGAATGGCCGCACGTAGAACAATTTTATACAGAGATAGAAAACCTAAATGATATTTGCGCCCGGTGGAAGAAATTTGATGAAACCGGCGAACTCGATTGGTGGCTACCAATGAGTCCGGCGATGCAAAAAATCGCAAATTCAGATTCCTGGAAACTAAAATAAAGAGGCTCTTACGAGCCTCTTTTTCTTTTATTGATTTTATATAAAAAATATTATATAATATATATATAAAGTAAAGAAAGGAATTGATAAATATGATTACCAAAAATACGAGCAAAGAACAACTTTTATTCAAGGCTGGAGATTGGGTAGAATATTATACTCCCGATTATCTATTCTATTATAGAGGCGTATATTGTGGAGGTTTTTCCATTAGCGATAATAATTATATTTATAATGTTGCTATTAAACCTCGATTTTGGAATCTTGGGGCCGGAACCGCTATGATGCAAGAAATCACTTCTTTCTTTACTAAAGAGTTGTATTTGAAAACTTGTTCTCCCAAGGCTTTTCATATCTATCAAAAAGTAGGATTCAAAATTGAGTTCGTTTCTGGTGGTTGGTATAATATGAAATACGAAAGGAATTGATAAATATGACCCGTGAAAAGGCATTGGCTGCGTCTAAAGCGCTTAACGCCATTGATGGTTTTCATATTTTTATGGAGGAAATAGATAGAGCTATTGAAAGCGCTGAAGAGTTGGCTCTTTTGGCTCCAGAATTCAAAATTCAATTACAAAATTTGTTGGATAATGAATTAGCAAATTTAGAAAAAACTTTGGAGGATTTGTAATGGACAATATTTATAGCACTTTATTTGGAATCTTTATGGGGGCAGAAAATCGCGGAGAGGCTGTTGGTCACGATGAAGTAAATGGCTATACTATTGACACCTGTTTCACTATTGACCAAGGCTGGGAAACCGCTGTGTGGTATGAAGACTATCCTATGATTATTGTGGCGCGCTATCCCGATAAGGAAATGGCAACACAGGGTCATAACGAATGGGTAGAAACTTGTACTACTAATCGTCCCACTCATGCCTTTAGTGTTCAGACCGACCGCATTGAAAGCTTTATGGAGGAATAGGATGTATAATAAAGATAATGAAGTCAAAGTTCGCAATCTTATCAAGGCTCTTCAAATGTTTCCCATGGATGCTTTTATAATGTGCGTTGATGATAGCAGCGGACGAGAATCATTGATTACATATATCAACTATGATGAAGAAACAAATCAAGTAATTTTAGTAATGGGGGATTAAATAATGGGTTATTATACAAAGTTTGAATTACACGCTTATGGCGTCGAAAGTAAGAGTCCGATTTCTGAAGACCGAGAAGAGGAAATTGCTCAAAAGATTTGGGAGATTACCTCGGGTTCTGACCGATATAGACCCCGCAATTTTGAAGACTGCTTTGGCGATACTATGAAATGGTATGACCATGAGGAAGATATGATTGCTCTGTCTAAGGAGTATCCTAATATCTTGTTCGTATTAGAGGGTATCGGCGAAGAATTTCCAGACGCTTGGCGCAAGTGGTTTTATAATGGCAAGTTTGAAGAGAGCTATGCGGAAATCACTTATCCCACACCAAGCAATCCTTTATTTGCCGATTTCAACTTTTGATTACCGACTCCTCTGGCAAGTTAGTCAGAGGAGTTTTTGATTTTATATAAAAAATATGATATAATATTTATATAAAGTGATGGGAGGAAATAAAAAAATGATTACAGCAGAGGAAGCTCGTAAAATATCTAAGCAAAGCGATTTGCTTAGTAAGACTTTGAAAAGTGCCGAAAAAGCAATCCAGACCGCAGCTCAGAGAGGAGAACGCGGAGTAGTTTTTGATACTGATACAAATAATCACAATATTATTGCTGAAGTTGTAGATATGCTTAAGCTTAATGGTTATAAAGTGCTTTATGTTCCTTATATAACAACTATCTGTATTGACTGGTGATAAGTATGTATGTAATTATGTGCGGCGATTGTCCAAAGGTCTTAGTAGAAACTGAGGCTGAGGCTCAAGAGCTTATAATGGATTTGAACTTAGAATTCGCTACTGAAAATTTCAATTGGATGATGCGAGTTTGTACTTGTAATATTCCAAGAGCGATGAAAAATGTGATTACTGATTTATTCTGGTATAAGAAAATAGAAAAAATTTGAAGCAAGGAGTGATTAACTATGGCATTGCCTGGTGTATATAAAATTTTCAATGACCGCTGGTGTAATCAAACTGTTTGGATTATCAGCGATACTCATTTCGGTGATGAAGACCTGCGGGCCGGTATGCCTAATCGGCCCTCTGATGAAGAACTCGTCCGTCGTATCAATGCAAAGGTCGGTCGTAAGGACACGCTGATTGTATTGGGAGACGTCGGAAATATCGAGTTCGCCAAGAAGCTCCGCGGCTACAAAGTACTTGTTTGCGGCAATCACGATGCGGGAGCCACTAATTATGAAGAAGTGTTTGACGAAACTTATACAGGCCCTATTATGATTGGCGAAAAGTTGCTTCTATCTCACGAGCCTATGTCGCTTCCTTGGACCGTCAATTTCCACGGCCACGACCACGCCGGTACAAAGCGCCGAGGATGTTATAACTTCTGTGCCGATGTAATTGGATATGAACCCACCAATCTAAATCAGTTTTTGAAGTCTGGTATTTATAAGGATACTAAGTCTGTTCATCGTATTACTATTGATAATGCGACCGTAAGAGCTAAGAAAAGAGGTAAGAAACTTGGAAGATAAAGTAAAATCTGGCATTATTCATTGTGCTAAATATAACTGCAAGGGATGTCCCTATGAAATTGTTCTTTATTCTGCCACAGATGAATCCTCCGCTGCTGGATATGTAAGATGCATGCAGCAACTGATTGATGATATTTATATTACTATGAAAGAGGTAGAATCAAATGAAAGTTAGACTTGAATGTCCTTTACGGCACGAAAATGGCAACTGCCTTCCTTGCGGCGGATTTTGTACCGCAGTAAACGACGCCATCTGCGAAGCAATTCACCAAGCTTATGACTACGGCTTTGGCGATGGCTATCGCAAAGCTAAAGCTGATGCTTCTTGGGATACACCTGCCTTTTCTATTGGCGACAGACACGAAATGGGGAGCTGGTAAAATGTGTAAAAAGAATTGTTTATTTTGTGTAAATTCTTTATCTAGTGATGCTATTTACGGTTCACCAATTCTGGTATGCTTAAATAGTCCGGGATATGAGGGAATTAAAATGTATGTTCACGAAACCGAAGCAGAAACTTGTGAAAATTATAAGGAGGATAAATATGCCTATTTATGATGCGCTCGGCGACCGTATGAAAGAATATGAGCGCCGTAATCAATACTTTTTACAACGCCGCACCCCGGTTATTATTAGAATAGATATGCGTGCAGGTCATACATTTACCAAAGGGTTTCAACGGCCTTTCGATGAAGTTTTTAGTATTAGTATGGCTAGGACGATGGGATATTGTGCTGCGAATATTGGCAACTGTGTGTTCGCATATTGTCAAAGCGATGAAATCACATTCGTATTATCTGATTATCGCAAATTGAATACTGATGCGTGGTTCGGCTATCGCACTGACAAGCTTTGCTCTATCGCCGCCTCTATGGCAACTATGGCTTTTAATAGTTTTTTTGTAGAAGAAGTTAGAATTTTTAGAGATAACCATTGTAAAGTTGATGAACGCTTTGGCTTCTGTTCGGATACTTGGGATAATGAAAAAAATGAAACTTTGTATGCAATATATTGCAAAAAATTAAGAACTGCAATGTTCGACGCTCGCTGCTTCAATATTCCAAAAGAAGAAGTATGTAATTGCATCTATTGGCGGCAGTTGGATGCCACCCGCAACTCTATTCAGATGGTAGGTCAGGCGAATTTTTCTCACGCCGAACTGCAAGGCAAGTCTTGTAATGATATTCAAGATATGCTTCATGAACAACGCGGCATTAACTGGAACGACTTTCCAACTCATTGGAAGCGTGGCATTGCGTGGACTAAAACTAATGGCACTGACTACGAAATGCCGATTTTGCGAGGCGAAGACCGCAAGTATGTAGATGATGAAGTCTATTTTGTGGAGGAAGAGTAATGAAGTTTTATAGAATTAAACTTCGAGTAGTACCAGATGATTGGTCTAAAGACCTTCATCCGCAACTCATTATTGGCGCCCCAACCGAAGAAGAGGCTATCAAAGTGGCAAAGTATAATTATTGGGGTAGTGAAGCAATCTATGTAGATGAGTGTATAGAAGTTTCTCCTCGCTATGTAGTCGCAAGCAAGATTTATAATCACTCAGTTGATTTTATATAAAAATTATTATATAATATTTATATAAAGAATAAGGGAGTGCTAAAAATGAATTTATTTGACCCTGCTTTTGCTTGTTATGCGATACATAAAGATGCTATCGAAGCATTTATTTATCGTCTTGTTCGAACGCCCGACCCCAATGACACGGATATACAGAGTGAAATAGCCGATGAAGTCGGTCTTAATTGGCAACTTCTTACTCCCGATGAGATTGAATATATAGAAAAGGAAGTAGCAAATAGATGGAAGTAAAATATTATACACTTGATGATTTCCGTAAAGAAGTCTTTCTACCCTTCGGAAAAGAAGTAGAACAAGGTATTAGAGAAAAAATGCCATATAAACAATGGCGCAATTTAAATAGTTGGTCCAAAGGTTCTGAATATAACCAAATACGAGTTGCTCGCGAAATGGTTCGTAGAAAAGAAGAAGACGGTAGGTATAGAGATTTTCCACAATGGTTTGTTGGTCCTCAGGCCCTTACTTATACAGTTCCGAATCCCGAAGTCTTTGATATTGATGATAATTCTTTCGGTACTTATTTGGAAAAGATTTTTATTCGGAATATTACTATTTCCTGCGATGAAATTAAATCTGCTATCTATCCACCAATGGAAAATATGTGTATGGGTTTGGCTACTTTTGCAGAAACATCCAGTAAAATTAAAGCAAACCTTGATGAAATGATTGATAAAATTGATGATTATTATAATAAAGAAAAGGAGAACAATAAAATGAAGTTTGGTAATTTTGATTTTGGCCCTGTTGATTCCAGTGTCCGTATGAGTCTGTATGGTATGGCTATCAAGAACGCATCTGGTACCTATGTTGCCTATGATGCCAAAAATGATAGTATCATGGATGTTGATATTCTTAACTTTGAGGGTGCCAATAAGTTTATGTATAAGATGCCGGTCGCGCTTAAAGAAGTGCGTTGCGGCGACGTGATTATTCACGCTCGGAAGCCTATGTTTGTTCAGGCTACTTATACCGATGGTCGCTTCAAGGTGCTTGATGTATTTGATGGCGAGGAAAAGACCATTGTGCCCGCACGCAGCCCGTTTGGTTTTGACTTTATGACAAAGGTGGTTTCCTTTGTAAATTTTACCAATGCAGACAATGCAAATCCGTTCGGCAATCTCCTGCCTCTTATGTTGCTGAACGACGGCGGCGTAAAGGACAATGACGCACTGGTGCTAATGGCACTGATGGGTAATGGTTTCACAAGCAATCCCATGATGATGTATATGTTGATGAATAAGGATAGTAAGAATAGTGATATTCTACCCTTTCTTCTGATGGGACAGTGCGGTTTTGGCGCTCAGCCGACCGGTTGCAGCGGCAATTGCTCCTGCCACGAGTGCGATTGCGACAAAGACAATAGTGATAAGTAAATAAAAGGCTCTGGCAACAGAGCCTTTTTTGATTTTTCTAAAAAATTATTATATAATATATATAGAAAATGATAAAGAGGTTTATATATGTTATTTGATAAATTGTCTGAACGAGACAAGATTACAATACAAGGATATATTGATGATTTTGCAATTAATCCTGGCTCACAGCTTTATAGGTCAGGTGCTAGCTTACAACATTTACTTCGGTTCTGGGAGGGCGCTAAAGAAGAATGGCTTTATCAGTTAATGGGCAATGAGCTTATCTTGGAGAAAAAAATTTCTTATACGCGTCCAATAGATAAAATAAAGGAAGAATTAGATAGGGCTAGAAACCAACGCAATAATGGTCCTATGTACGAATTTCATCGCAATTATCTAGAAAAAATGAAGAAAATTTTCAATCCAAATAATTATTATTTCTTGTGTGACGATAATTATTGTGCTTATAATGCTTTGATAAACTTAGATAATTTAGCAACTAATAGTATCAATTATCCATTGAATTCTACAGTTTTGGATTTTGGTGATGGAAATAAACTAAAAATTGAAAATACCAGTAAGCCTATGCGTGCGCTTGGTAAAATTGCTAAATTTATTGGGGAAGAAGAAAGCTTTGAGAAATTCCGTTTGGAGCATTCTCGTATTTTGAATCAAAAAAAGCTAGAGGGAACTCTATGCTTATCCATTCATCCAATGGACTATATGACAATGAGTGATAATGCATCAAATTGGCATAGCTGTATGAGTTGGGTACAAACGGGTGGATATCGAATGGGTACAGTAGAAATGATGAATTCGAACTGCGTTATTGTGGGCTATCTCAAATCTGAAAATTCTACTTGTTATGGTTGGAATGATAAGCATTGGCGTTGTCTATTTCTTGCCACTCCAGATATTATCACATCGGTAAAAGGCTATCCTTATTACAGTGAAGACCTTTGTAAAATTTGCGTAGATTGGATAAAAGAATTGGGAGCAAAAAATCTATCTTGGGATTTCAATGAAACGATTGAAATTGAAGAGGGCGAAGTTTTTGAATATGTTGATAAGAATTTTTATCATTTAGAAACCGAAACTGCAATAATGTATAATGATTTTGGCTCAACTCCTCATTTTGCGGCCCTACCCAATGTGATTAGAGAGTCTTCTTCTTATTCTGACCCTTATATGTTAACGCTCAATTACTCTGGCGCTACAGAGTGTATGTGTTGTGGCTGTGAAATTGATTATAGCTATGATGAAAGCTATCTCTATTGTGAAAATTGTTGTTCCAATGCTGATGAAGACGAATCTTGCGAATGTGAACATTGTGGTCAGTGGTGGAGCTACGATGAAATGTATGATGTAGACGGCGATATGATATGCCCTGACTGCGTTGATGATATAGCGGCTGAAAGTGCTCTTGACTTCTGTTATCATTATAAAAATGACTTAATTCAAGTGTATCTTGCCTCTAAAAATGATGACCCCGATGTAGATGACGATGAATATTGTTATCTACCCAAGGGTTGTCGAGATACTTATGATTTATCTATATATCGTAATGATAAAGTATCTATTGCGCATCCTCATTGCTCTAAAGATGGTATTTACTATTTCAATGAGGGTGAAATTACCGAACATGGAATGAGTGCCTGGTTCCATATTTACTCTTGGAATCAGCCCACTTATTTCCGCAATAATGAGTAAAGTTTGATTTTTATAAAAAAATAATATATAATATAAATGTAAAAAAGATAAAGAAATAAATAAAATTTTTGAAAGGTCAATTAAGTTCAACTTTGTAGTCTTTGTTTTCAAATAATATTGAACAAAGAATAAAAGGAGGAAGTTATATGAGATAGCTTAGTTCGCTGACCGGACAAAAGATAGGTAAATTATTTATTTTAGGCATAGATGAAGACAATAAATATGCTATTGATGGTTAGGTTTAGTGGAAATGTTAGTGTGATTGTGGCACTATTTGCTATAAAACTACTAATTCTCTAAAAAGACCATCAAAAACCGCGCCAAAAGCTTGTTGTAAAAAGTGCGGAACAGCTTTACCCAATGGATATACAAGTCATTACTTGACAGTTATAAAACCGATATTTAGAGATGGAGGTCCAACCACTTATTTGTGCCAATGTAAGTGTGGTAATCAAATAGAAGTTGAACAATCTAATCTAAAAAGAGGTATAACTAAATCTTGTGGCTGTTATAAAAAAGAATGGATGTCTTAGGTAGGTAAAAGCAATTATTCTGATATAAAAGGACAAAGATTTGGTCATTTAGTTGCTTTAGAGCCCACAGAAATGCGATAGGTACGGTCTATTATTTGGAAATGTCAATGCGATTGTGGTAATATTCATTTAGCAAGTGTTTCTAATCTAAAAAATAAAACAGTGGATAGATGTAAAAATTGCCATATAAGCTCACGCGGTGAAGAAAAAATAAAAAATTTACTTATAGAAAATAATATTGAATTTACCACAGAAAAAACTTTTGAAACTTGTCGTTTTGAAAATACTCATGCCTTAGCTCGATTTGATTTTTTTGTAGATAATCAATATATTATTGAATTTGATGGATTATAGCACTATAAACCATCTGGTTGGGCAAATTTAGACCCCACCAAAAAATTAGATTATACTTAGGAGCATGATAAATATAAAACACAATGGTGTCAGGATAATAATATTCCAATTATTCGCATTCCTTATACAAAGTTAGATACAATATGTATCGAAGATTTACTACTCAATACAAGCCAATATATACAAAATTGATTTTTATAAAAAAATATAATATAATAAAATAAAAAAATGAAAGGTTATAAAAGGTGAAAACAATGGAAAATCGGATTACTAAAATGGACAAGTACAAGATGATTGAGGACATCCTGGCAACTGTCGATAATGACAATGCTGAGATGCTAATCGAGTTCGTAAAGGCAGAGCAGGCTGCTCTGGCCAACAAGGCTGCTAAGGCTAAGGAGCGTGCCGCTGAGAAGAAGACCGAGCGCGACGAGCTGTGCGATGCAGTTCTGGGCGCCCTGACTAGCGAGCCCATGACTCGTGATGAGGTCTTTGCCCTGGTGGAAAATACTGGTGATGAAATCACTGTCGCTAAGGTCGGTGCTCGTTTGACTAAGTTGGTCAGCATGGGCCTGGCTGATAAGGTTGAGACCAAGGCAGTTTCTGCTTCTGGCAAGAAGACCACTCGCATGGCTTACACTCTGGCTCTGACTGATGCAGAGCCTGTTGAGGTCGATGAGTAAGGTAATATAAATAAAAACTCCCCTCTAAATTGAGGGGAGTTTTTTTCTTGTTATATGGGGTATAAGCAGCTCCGCCCGCTAACACACGCAATACCGATACCCAAAAATAAAATTGCTTTAGGAAAATTTTGTTTGACTTTTCTACCCTTTTATGATATAATATTTTTATAAAGGAGATGAATAGCTATATGAAATTTAGTATGTCTAGTCGTCAGACTGCGGAATATCTCCAAAAGGCTGACGAAATAAAAGTTCAATGGCGCGACCGCAATATTATTCCTGACCTATTTGAAAAATATCCGAATGCGACAATCAATCTTACTCGCTATTTTCAGGATTCGCAGGATGAAATTGATTGGAAGCAAATTAGCACTTATAATATTTTGAGCAAGGGCAAATTTATTTTAGGTCTTACTATGACAAATGAAATGATTGAGGCTCGTGCAAATCATTATAACTTTTATTATTTGTCCGCAATTCGCACATTCCAAGAGTTGAATGAGGTTGCAAATTTTGGGGTCTGCCGCGTTCGTTTGGGCGCTCCACTTTTCTTCCAGCTTGATAAAGTGCGTAAAGTATATAGCGGACCAATTTACGCAATTGCCAATATGGCTTCTAATGATTCAATCTTTGAGCGTGCTGATGGTGTATGTGGTTTATGGATTCGTCCGGAAGATATTCCCATTTATGAACCTTATATCGAACTCATTGAATTTATTGGTAATCAAAAGCAAGAACAGGCTTTATATCGTATTTATGCCGAACAGCATGCCTGGTCTGGCGAACTTGGAATGTTAGTACAAGACCTAAATTATTCTTGTACTAATCGTATGATTCCACCTTCATTAGCAGAAACACGTCTAACCTGCGGTCAAAAATGTCAAGAAAATGGACGCTGCCATTTGTGCTATCGTATGTTTGATTTAGCCAATCCTGATAAAATTAGAAATTATCTAGATGCAGTGAAGCAAGATTGATTTTTATATAAAAATTTGATATAATAATTATATAAAAATATGAAAGGAAGTCTTTAATGAGGCTTTTAAAAGAACATGATTATAGGACATTTGAAAATTTATGCGCTACCACACAAAATGGTTTACGCAATACAATGTCCAAATATTTAAGAAGTAAGTACAAAAGAGTCATTGAAACCAAAGAATATATTTGTGCCGAAGGTGATATTCCTATTGCTCTTGTAGCACATATGGATACCGTGTTTAAGTTTCCTACTAATGAAGTATTTTATGACCGCCAAAAAAATGTAATTTGGTCTCCAGATGGCTTAGGCGCAGATGACCGTGCAGGTGTATTTGCAATTATTCAAATTATCAAAAGAGGCTTACGTCCTCATATTATCCTTACAACCGATGAAGAAATTGGCGCAGTAGGTGCTTCCAAGCTTTCTATGATTGATTGTCCTTTTAAAGATTTACGCTATCTAATACAATTAGACCGTCGTGGTAGTAATGATTGCGTATTTTATGAGTGTGATAACCACGAATTTGTTGATTATATTGAACAATTTGGATTTGTTGAAGCTATTGGTAGTTTTTCTGATATTAGTGTAATTTGCCCTGCTTGGGAAATCGCTGGTGTAAATCTTTCTATTGGTTATCGTGATGAACATAGTATAAGTGAAATTCTTTTTGTAAATTATATGCTTGATACTATTGAAAAAGTAATTAAAATGCTACAGGAAAAAGAAATTCCTAAATTCAAATATATTCCTATGCAATATGATGCCAGATGGTTCAAATGGATTCATCCACGAGCAAATTCAGATGATAAACATTGCCATATTTGCAAAAAAGAATTTTTACCTGAGGAACTTATTCCTACCACAATGAGAGATGGAACATTACAATATTTTTGTATTGATTGTGTTCCCGGTCGAGTAGATTGGTGTAATTGCTGTGGAGAGGCATATGAAACTACTGACCAAACAAAAAACTTTGGATTATGCGAGGATTGTTTATACGATGCCTATAACAAATATTAAAGAGCAATTTATTAAAATTGTTAAACATTCACAAAGAATTGATGAGCCAAAAGTAGACAAACTGTTTGACAAATGGCTTGACGCCAAACGAGATATTATTGAGGCCTGGGGCGGAAATTATATTATTGAAGTTCCTGAACCTGTATGTTTTGAATTAGATAAAGATGAAAAACGTTCTCGTCTCAATGAATTTATCAATGTTGTTTATGACAGATATGATAATGAAGAACTTGCTGAATTCTTAGAATGGGCAAGTATGGATGAAATCTTTCATAATAAATTAGACAGAGATTTTTATTTGAGCAACGATAAAAAAATTCCTGCCGGCACTAAAATCATTAGAGCCTTTAAATATTTTGAATCTAATGAGCAAATCCTGCGAGAGCTACAAGATAAACTTAGTATGATTCTCCAGGAGGATAAGGTAGTGGGAAAACTTTGTTTTTCTGTTCATCCCTTGGATTTTCTATCCGCAAGCGAAAATAATTATCATTGGCGGTCTTGTCATGCTCTTGATGGAGATTACCGTTCAGGAAATTTGTCTTACATGTTAGACAAATCTACTATTATGTGCTATCTAAAAAAGCCTGGTGAGTTGGTACATTTACCAAATTTTCCAGAGGATATTTTATGGAATAGTAAAAAGTGGCGTATGTGGATATATTTATCTGATAATTGGGATGCTTTATTTGCCGGTCGGCAATATCCTTTCTTTAGTTATTCAGCACTTGAATCAGTACAGAGATATCTATTACTCACTCTAAAGAAAAGCCCTATTCATTGGTCGGGTTGGCATGATGATTATATTACATCATTCAAGCGAAAAGAGGATAAATCTTTTGGCTCAGAAAGTGATTTAGATGGCCGCCATATCTCAATGCGTTATAATATCTATAAAATGAAAGATTTAGTCTCAGATTGTGATAATCCTTTACATTTCAATGACTTATTAGAATCTTCATACTATATTCCTTATTATTGTTGGGATAAAACGCCTCGCAAAGCAAATATTCATTTTACTATTGGCCATTCAGTACCATGTCTATGTTGTAATGGTAAAAATTCAATTTATCGTTCTAATTCAATGATGTGCGACCCTTGTGAATTGACTTTTGGAGAGGGAGAAGATGGTTATTTTGCTTATTGCGACCATTGCGACACTCGTCAAATTAGAGATAGTTTATTATGGATTGAAAGTGCAGACCAGCTAATTTGTAAAGAGTGTTATACAAATTTAGTTCGTCAATGTGATAAATGTGGATATGGTTGGTTTGAAGACCAATTGATTTTGGATAGAGAAACCGAGCAATGGATTTGCCCTTGGTGTCAAGGAGAAAAAGAAAAACCTACGCCAATTTTTGGAGATTGGCTTGATTTACCATTTTGAGGAGGAAAAATAAATGGCGGCACGCGGTAGTGAAGCAAAAGAACAAGTAATGAAAAAAATTTTAGAATGTTTTGGGCAAAATGAAGCATTCGTTTTTGATAAAAAAATATATATCAATACCAAAGAAAATGGTGAGAAAGTGCAAGTAGCACTTACTCTTACCTGTCCTAAAGTATTGATTTCTCCGGATGGCGTTAATGCTGCTCCTGCCAAGTCTGCTTTTAGTGGCGGCTTGGACTTTGAGAGTATGGGTGCGGCAACAGCTACGCCTGAAGCGTTTAAGCCCGCGGAGATTACTCCGGACGAAAAAGAGACCGTTCAAGACCTTATGAAGCGTCTTGGTCTTTAATTCTTTGTTGCGCGCCTTTTGACGCGCTTATGGGGGGCTACTTTAACGGTAGAAGAGCCGGCTTATACCCGGTATTAGCGCCAGATTAGCGCGTAATCTCGGTTCGAATCCGAGGCTCCCTACCATAATTCCAAAAGAAAGGAATAATGAATATGCAATACGGAAATGGAAGTATATTATCGCCTTATGATATCCGAGACTATGGCGTCGCTGCTTCAGCAGCAGCTCCACTACCAGAAACTTTTGAACTTGATTTTTCGAATATAGAAGTCAAAAATCAAAGAAATATAAATTCTTGTGTGGCCCATGCTCTTAGCACTATTTTAGAATATCATGCGAAAGGACAATATGAATTATCTACTAATTTCTTTTATGGTATTCAATATAAATTGTGTGGCTATGAAGGAAAAGGTATGTATTTGCGCAATGCTTGTAAAATAGCAACCGAATATGGAGACCCATTGCGCGAAGACTGTTATGGTAATTATGAAGTACCTGATTGTCGCAAGGTAGCAGAAGCAGCTTTTGATAATGAAGAAACAATGCGCAAAGCAGCAGATTTCAAAACAAAATCTTATTATAAATGTAATAATAATGAAGAAATTAAATATGCACTTGTGAATTATGGACCTATCTTGGCAAGTATCCAATGGTATCCAGATTATGTGGTAAGAAATGGAATTTTAGTAAAAGATTCTAATAAAAAATCTGACAGTTATCATGCCATTGTAATTTATGGATATAATGAACAAGGTTTCTTGTGTCAAAATAGCTGGGGCCGTTTTTGGGGTAATAATGGTAGATTTATTTTGCCTTATAATATAAAAATCAAAGAAGCTAGAGGCTTAATTGATTTTGATAATCAAAACTATATTGCTCCTCCTAAACCAAATAAATTTTTGAATTATATTTATAAGATACTAAATTATATTGTAAACTTGTTTAGAAAAAAATAATTGATTTTTATAAAAAAATATATTATAATAATAATAGAAAAGTTGTGAAATAACTTTTCTATTATTATTATATAAAATACAGAAAGGAATAAAAGTTATGAAAGTTTATGCTATTGTAAATTGTAAATCTATTGTAGAACCTTTATTCTTGAATCTTTCTGACGCTCAAGAAATTCTTATGAATTACGCTTTCGAATCAGGTTGTTCAACATATAATTATTATATACAAAGATATTCTACTGAAATTTCTATGTGTCAAGCTAACATTGAAATGGATAATTGGCGCATTTGGGAGTATGAAGTAATTTGATATTGGGTGGTCGTTCAATTGGTTAGGACCCTAGTCTCCAAAACTAGATATCTAGGTTCGAGTCCTAGTCGCCCAGCCATAAAAGGAGTATAATAAATGCATCAACATTTTATTAAAGGTCGTAAATTATTACTGATATTCAAAGATGGACATCAAGAAACTGGTAAATATCGTGTTAGTGATAAAGGAATTCTATATTTTACCGATAGAGATTCTGTTCCTCTGAGTAAATTACGATGCGTTACGTATTATAAAGCTGTCCGATAAAATCTTATTTGATTTTTATAAAAAAATATTATATAATATATATACAAAGTGAGAGAAAAATAAATAAAAAAATTCTCTGCTCTTGGGCAAAGTCAATGAATTTATTACCAGGCTTTTTCAAATATATTGGAATCGCCCCTTGCTGAGCCCAATTTGATTTTTATAAAAAAATTTGATATAATATTTATATAAATCATTTCTAATTTCCTTTCTTTTATAAAGTTCCGTGGGGAGGAGGTTCCAAGAAGTTCCTCCCCACAGGAGCAAGTCGTAAACACCCCAAACGCACAGATTCCTAATGTATGAAATGCGTTTGCTCGTTCCAAGGCGAGATAAAGTGTGAGGACGACATCTGGACTGACGCGTGGTTCCAGATAATAGTTCAAACCTTGCGGCCTGTACAACCGTGAGGGATGGTTAGTGGCCAGGAGCTATTGTGAAAAAGCTTTGGCCGGTGCAATTCCGGTGAACAAAATAAGTTCCAACCCTTAGCCGCAAGGGCGAATGGGGAGTTTAGTTGATAGGGCTTATGCCTGGCGGTGCAAATCCGAGGAACTTGAAAATGCACTTTCTTCAAGTATAGTTTTTAGTACGCTGGTAATCGACTGCCAGAGGAGCCGTAAGGGCAGAGAGTGCGAAAGGTATCGTGATTGCTACCTATCAAGAAAGTGAAATGCAATCGCAGAAGAGTTGATGCGAAAATAAACTCCGTTGGCTTTGGTTATATGCGCCATCGTAAAGCTAGTCCGAAAGTTAGGAATAGTAAATGACTAGGTAAATTCCGTATACCTCAAAGTACGGCGGGAGACCAGTGTCCGATATGTGGTCGAGAGGTGGCGCTCTGCACAAAAACGCCAAGTATGGGAGTGTAGCGTAATTGGTTAGCGCAACGGACTGTTAATCCGTGGGTTGGGGGTTCAAGTCCCTCCTCTCCCGCCAAATCTCACTCATACAAAGACAAAGCTCGAATGAGCCAGTATATCTCCCTCTAAAGGAGAAGATTGTGGTTTGAATCCACAGTGAGATACCTCCCCGAAAGGGGCTTCCAACAATATGCGAGAATGTCCATATCGCCCGGAGGTTTCAGAGCACCGTTTCTCCGGTTATCAAATATAAGCGGACTCATATGCGGGCGTAGGCGAATTGGAATAGCCACATGGTTTAGGCCCATGGTTCTGTGGGTTCGAGTCCCACCGCCCGTACCAGAGGAGTTTGTCCGGTCTCCCGTATGAAACAAACCGACCACGCGAGAGGATGGATTCTTTGTCTTTTTCGTAAACTACCACCGGCTATTATGGGTTCAAGGTTCGAGTCCTTGCTGAGGCTGCGGCTTCGGTAGCTCAATTGGCAGAGCAGTAATAGATATGTGGCTTGTCATTTGCATGCGTGTAAAAAATAAAACGAAAGCAACCAAAAAGACTAATAGGTTGGCAACTCCTATGACTTATAAATAAGTTGCATTTGGATATTGAAATGGGTCAGGTCCAATCGCCCGGGTAAGATGCTAAGGTAAATGAGGTTGGTCGGGGGCTTACTTATGGAAAGCATAAGGACATCCTATGAAAGTAGAAGTACACTCCCCTGTAAAGTGCCTACGGCAATAAAGGTGGCTCTGAAAAATGGGTCCGCTTACCCTATTATATCCAAAAGGCGGATAAATTGCGGTCAATAGAATTCCGCCACCGCACAATATGGCCTATTGGGAAAGTTGGTTAATCCGCCACACTGTCACTGTGGAGAACACCGGTTCGAGCCCGGTATAGGTCGCGTCTTCATAAAACAGCCTCCTCGTGGCGAAGATGGAAACTTTTCTTTTAGAAAAGGCTAATGTTTTGGGCGACTTCAAAAAATTGAGTCGCCATAATTTTGAAATATAATTGAGAGGAGGTCAGAAAATGACTGGAAAAATCTATTATATTTCAAACGATATCAATGATAAACTTTATGTTGGGAAAACTGTGCGACCAACGCTTAATGAACGTTTTACAGAGCACCAAAAAGATAGTCTAAAAATTGGCAAAGAAAAACGCCCTCTTTATCGAGCAATGCGAAAGTATGGGAGTGAACATTTTTCAATTCATCTTATTGAAGAGTGTGAAATTTCAAAACTGGCAGAGCGAGAACAGTATTGGATTGATTATTATAACGCTTATCATAATGGTTATAATGCAACACTTGGTGGCGATGGAGCAATTTTATATGATTATGCTTTATTCGTTGAAGATTATCAAGAAGGTATGCTCGTAATTGAGATTGCTGAAAAATATGGTTGTAATCCAGATACAGTAACTAATGCTTTACATTTAGCTGGTATTAATGGACATACTAATGCAATCAATAGGAGTAAAAATAAAGTCTATCAATATGATAAAAACAATACTTTTATTCAGAGTTTTGAATCTCAGCGTGATGC